TCAGGCCTCCTCAACGTCGTGATACTCTTCGCACGCCTGCAGCGTGTTCTGGATCAGGGTGGCGACGGTCATCGGGCCAACGCCGCCGGGAACCGGGGTGATGTAGGACGCGCGTTCGGCGGCATCTTCATACACCACGTCGCCGACCACTTTGCCGCTTTCCAGACGGTTGATGCCGACATCGACCACAATCGCCCCTTCTTTAATCCACTCGCCAGGAATAAAGCCCGGTTTGCCCACCGCGACGATCAGCAGGTCGGCGTTTTCGACATGATGGCGCAGGTTTTTTGTAAAGCGGTGGGTGACGGTGGTGGTGCAGCCGGCCAGCAGCAGCTCCATGCTCATCGGGCGACCGACGATATTGGAAGCGCCAATGACCACCGCATTGAGGCCGTAGGTGTCGATATTGTAGCGTTCCAGCAAGGTCACGATACCGCGCGGAGTGCACGGACGCAGGCGCGGCGCGCGCTGGCACAGGCGGCCAACGTTGTAAGGATGGAAGCCGTCGACGTCTTTATCCGGCGCGATGCGCTCGAGAACTTTGACGTTATCGATCCCTGCCGGCAGGGGCAGCTGAACCAGAATACCGTCGATGGTCTTATCGGCATTCAGAGTGTCGATAAGCTCCAGCAGCTCGGCTTCGCTGGTGGTTTCCGGGAGATCGTAAGAGCGGGAGACGAAGCCCACTTCTTCACATGCTTTGCGCTTGCTGCCGACATAAATCTGCGAGGCCGGGTTGCTGCCGACCAGCACGACGGCCAGCCCAGGGGCGCGTTTTCCGGCCGCAACGCGAGCCTTCACTTTTTCCGCAACCTCAGAGCGTACCTGCTGCGCAATCGTTTTACCGTCAATAATTTTTGCTGCCATCAGAGAGAGGATTCCATCTGTATCTTTACGAAAGGGGGATGAGGATATTTTGTCAGAAGCGGGCCTCGCTGTCAGTCCTCGTTTGCTGTTTTATCCTGTCTGAGGCTAATTTAGCCTGTTATGACCATGGTTATTACATGGTTATTGGTGCGTTGCGCCTGGCCACTGAGTCGATTTACGCGCGCATTAGGCCCGGCGGTATGCTTCTTGTACAGTTGGTGGAGGATATTTCGCCAGCGTCGTATAAGCCCGCAGTTTCCTGGCAAAATGGATTGACTCAACCGACGTGGACCGTATAATTCCACGCGTTTCACTCCGCGAAGCACTCGCTTCTCAGGGCGCCCTTAGCTCAGCTGGATAGAGCAACGGCCTTCTAAGCCGTAGGTCACAGGTTCGAATCCTGTAGGGCGTGCCATTAAGAAACAATCACTTACGCAAGTTTCAAGCCAGCCTGATTTCCTCCTTGTGTCGTATTTGTGTCGCTAGCGCCAAAAATGGCGTCAATTTTCCGTGCGTGTTCGGTCAGGTGGTTCGGTGCCAGGTGAGCATAACGACGTACCATCTCGATGCTCTCCCATCCTCCCATTTCCTGCAAAACAGAAAGAGGGACGCCGGACTGGATCAGCCAACTCGCCCAGGTGTGCCGGAGGTCGTGAAAACGGAAATCCTCGATCCCCGCTTTTTTCAACCCGGCGCGCCAGGCGTTATTGTCGTCCACCCGCATTTTTCTCACCGCGGGCGTCAGCGTTCCATCAGGGCGATGTTTTGCCGTGGTGTGAACGAACACCCACCGGGAGTGCTTCCCTATCTGATCCCTCAATACCCTGCATGCGGTATCATTCAGAGCTACGCCAATCGCCTTGCCCGCTTTTGCGTTCTCCGGATTTACCCATGCAACCTTTCTCTGCATATCGACCTGCTGCCACTCAAGCCCGATGATGTTTGAGCGGCGCAGGCCGGTTGCCAGTGCAAATATCACCACTGGCTTAATGCTCTCCGGCATGCACTCGATCAACCTTTCAGCTTCTTCTCTGGTCAGCCACCGTATCCGCTTACTGATAGGCTTGCGGGTTTTTATAACAGGGGCTGTTTTTATCCAGCCCCAGTCATTCGCGGCGGCCCTGAGAAGGGACCGAATGAAGGAAAGGTGCTGCGCCTTCGTCGCCTGCGAAACCTGCCGTGGTTTATACTCCGGAACCGGCTTACCCTTCCTCACCGCGGCATCACGTTTACTCTCCCACACCTGCAGATGCTTGCGGTTGATCATCCCGTTAACGGCTTCGTGGACTTCCTCAGCCGTTATCTTCGAAACATCACGACCGGAAAAATGCTGCAGCCAAAACTCAATTTTGGTTTTGTCATCATCCAGCGATCGCTTATGGTCCTTTTCCCGCAGCCACCGGATGCAGCACTCTTCGAAGGTTCTGACGGGCAGGTCGCCGATCTGGTCAACCCGCCACGCTTCCGCCTTCAGCTTGTCGTGGAGCTCCTGAGCCTGCTTTTTGTCCCCCGTGCCAAGAGATCGCCTAACTCTTTTTCCTGACGGCGTAAAGAAATGACAGTGCCACACGCCGCCCCTGAGGGTGATTGACATAAAACTTCTCCTTTATGTTCACCCGCGTTCGCGATGACAGGATCGCGCGGGGTTTTCAAATATGCAATACACGCCGCCTCGGTCGTTCTGTACTTGTTGCCGACCTTGCGGCCGGCGAGCTCCCCAGATTCAATGAGACGATAGATCACCCGCGCCGACACGATGAGCAAATCGGCGGCCTGCTGTGCTGTTATCGGTTTATCAGACGCCATATTTCCTCCCGGTTACGCCGCCCGCTGGGCGCGCAGTTTCTTAATGTGTTCGCTCTGCTCCAGCTCTGCCTTTATCTGCTGGGCCTCTTCGTGAGAGAGCGGCTCAAAGTCATTGTTAAAGCGGTCTATGCTTGCGGTGTTGATCCGCCCCTGGCGCCAGTAGCGAACCGTCTTTTCGTCGCTGCTGGCGATAATTACCGGCCATCCGTGGCAATCGGCAAAGAGCTGACCTCTCTGAATTAGTTTGAACATCACGGCCTCCGGTGTTTACCGCGTAATTCCTCTTCTTCCTGACAGTCAGCACAACGCTGGCATCCCGCCACCAGTTCCCGGCGCCGTTCGGGTATCTCTTCCCCGCAGTCGCGGCAGTGAGTGGCCGAAACTGCCGCATGGTTGATGCGCATGTTCTGGATGGTCATTTCAAGCCGGCGCTCTGCCAGCTCGTTGGCCTGATCGATGAGTTCTGCGCTCATAACTTCACCCATCCTTTACCTTTCACATGGGCAATCACCCCCAATTTACGCAAGGCCTGTAATCGGCGGTCGAGGATGCGGAACGGCTCTTTTTTATCTCCTTCATCCTTCGCTATACCGACGCACTCAGCCCCTACATCACCAGAGAACAGGCAGCTAAACGGAGAAGGCGTCTCGCTAAGCTTGCTCATTATCGCGATATCAAGATTTACGTATTTGCTCATGCTGCACCTACCTTGTCTTCATCCATTTTCCAGGCCGTGGCGAGAGCGCCAGCCACCTGGTGGAAGCTATGTTTTACTGCCACCTTCCCATGGTCGCCGGCTGGCGAAACCAGTTCGATTGTGGTCAGCTCTCCGCCGCTTTCAGCGTCTGGGTAAAACTGCGCGACGTCGTTGGTTTCGACGATCACAGACCCAGATGGGGTATACATTTTCAGCTTCATGATTCCACTCCGTAGCGGCCGCTAAGCCGCCCAATAACACTGACAAATTTCACCAGGCTGACACCCATCGGCCGGACCTTCTCGTAGTGCTTGCGAAGGATGGGGGGGCATACAGCGTTCCACTTCGGTTTAGGCTTTACGCTCATCGCTTTGGTTATCTCTTCTGCGCAGCGACGAGCCTGGGCGCGGAGAGCGTTTTCTTTTTCTTCTGGCGTCATGCGACCCCCATATAAGCGCGAATGAAAGCCGCTGCGGCTTGGGCGTTTATGGCGTTGCCGTAACCCTTCAGGCGGCCGACGCGGTTGCTGCTTGCCACTCTTGCCACCCCGGGCTCGACTCGTCCCATGCGTGCGGCAGCCCCATCAACCAGCGGGAATGTGCCGGGTTCAACTGGACGCCATTTGCCATCTCTACATAAGAGCCAGTCCGCATCTCGCCAAAAACCGTTAACCTCAAGGGGCCGGAACTCATCGACCATGCCGCCATGCTCGGCAAATCGTCCAACCGTCCCTTCCTCTGCATTTCCGATTCGCACCCCTGCAATGTTCTCGATCCTTTCTCTCCATCCACTGCTCTCGGCGTTGGCCAGCCCGCCATAAACGCCTGACGCGGCAGCTGGTCCAGTCGCTCCTTCCCGTCCCGCTGCGCTGTCATTCCCGCTGAGTCCTTCCAGTCGCGCGACGTTGGAGTTACCCAGCCCGCCAATGCCGCCGCCCATCCGATTTTGTTCGGGGTTACCCTTCCGTCTGAGCTCATTTGTACCGTCGTTGCATTGGTGATGTAGTTGACCTGTGGCGTTGGCCACCCAGTAGGCCCTTTCTCTGATGTGCGGCGCGCCGATGCCCGCTGACGTAAACGGCACAAGCCCGAAGGCGTATCCCATTCCTTCCAGGTCAGTTTGTACAAGGTCGAACCATACGTTTGCGTTACCTGCTGCAACCTGTTCGCCAAAGACATGCTGAGGTCTGCGCTCGCTGATGAGGTGGAAGAAGTGGGGCCAAAGGTGCCGCTCGTCAGCAAACCCATCTCCTTTGCCTGCCGCGCTGAAAGGCTGGCACGGGCAGGAGCCAGTCCAGACCGGGCGATCATCTGGCCATCCGGCGAGACGGAGGGAATGGGACCAGACGCCGATACCGGCGAAAAAGTGGCACTGGGTAAATCCTCTGAGGTCGTCAGGTGTGACATCTTCAATACTCCGTTCGTCAACTTCGCCCGGGGCGATATGCCCGGCGGCTATGAGGTTACGCAGCCACTGTGCCGCGAATGGGTCGATCTCGTTGTAGTAAGCTGTCGCGCTCATGCTGCCTCCGTCTTCACAGCATCGATGGCGCAGCCGGGTATCAGCTCAACGGAAGCGGTGACGCACTGGTTTCCCCAATGGCTCCAGCCTGGCGCTGCGCTGCGGCTGAAAAGCTCAATCCGTGGCACGTCGCCGTAGAGCAGCTCCAGTCGGTGGCGAACTTCCCACGGTTTCTCGCTATGAGCGCCGAGCGGGCTGTAGACCACCTGCTTAATTCCAGCGTGCTTGCGTTCCAGCCCGGCGCCGCAGGTGGCGATTAGTACGTCTTCCGTATTGGCGCGAGTGTGGTTGCCACCGTTCATGCGCGTCTCGGCATTCAGCAGGTCGAGGAAGTCGTAAAAGTTGGTCACATCGCCCTCTGCCAGAGCCTTGGTAATGCGCAGTTCGGCCAGCTGATTGAACTTCACCCAGGTGAAGCCCTTCATCGTGCGCACCGTAAATCCCCAGGCCTCGGCCAGCTCGATCGCCTCCTGGTTGTGGGTGCCGGTGTACCACATCGCCAGCACGGCGTTATCCGCGGCAAGCTCCCATACTGGGAGCCGCTTCATATCGAGCAAGCTCATGGTGGGGTAGTGATCGACGGCGGCACCGTTGCTGATCTGGTTCCCGTAAGACCAGGCCGGGTCGGCATAGATAAGTGAGTAGCGGTTCATAGGACTGACTCCATTTCATCGATATAGAGGCCAGATGCGATAAGCCGGCGGCGCCGGGCCGCTTTATCAATACATTTCTGGCGGTTGCCAGAGGCGGCCTGAGCTATCGAGCGCTTAGTGAACAGGCGCGTTTTACCCTGCGGGGTAATGACCTTTGGCCTTGTGATCAGGTCAAAGGTGCGATCGCAAATGCCGTCCTCGTTGAGCCAGGTTTCCGATGTGATCATCTGTGCAATGCGGCCTTCTCCCTTGGTTATGCCGTTCGCAACGCGGTTAAATTCGACAAGCGTCACGCCGAATTTCTCCGCTATTTCGCTGCCGGTAACAGGGCGGCCGCGCGTCTGGATCATCCAGATCACACGCTCGCGAAGGCCGGAGAATTTCCCTGCTTTTCCGGGCCTGCGGTAAAATGGAGTGCGTTTCATTTCCACTGCTCCCCGAAGGTAAAGCCGATCTCCGCCAGCGATTCATCCATCTTGCTGATGAACTCCGGCACCATTTCGTTGAAGTCGGACATGTATTTGTCGTCGCGCTCAACAACCACGTGGTGAATGCCTTCTCGCTTCATGCGAGGGTCATAATTCGCGAAATACCAGGCATCCTTTCCGGTTACCCACATACTGAATTGCACCTGGGCCATGTAGGCGGATTTGATAGCCTCGAAGCCGCCAAGCCGGAATTTCATGAAGTCGCGAGAGGTGAAAGGGCACTTCAGCTCAAGGCCGCGACCATCACTGCACAGGCCATCAGGTGAGCAGGCGGTGCGCATACCTTCGTCACGGAAAAGGATCGGCGACTCGGTTACCTGCACGTCGGTGGTGAACTCAAACAGGGTGCGAGCATCGGCCTCATACTGTTTCCCCCAGGCCAGCGCCTTGGCGTTAACTTCCGGCGCCACGCCGGTGCACACTTCGGCAAGGAGCGTAAGGAAGTAGGACATCTTCATATCAGTCCATTTCTTGCCTGACTTGGGCTTAGAAATGACGTTGTGAACTTCCGAGGCAGTGATCACGCCCAGGCGTAAGCGGTGCCAGGATTCGTCTCCCTGTTCAACGCGGGTAACGTCAATGCCAGTTCGCTCGAGGATAATTTCTGGTGTCATGCTGCCACCTGCGCTTTTTTCTGGAGGAAGCTAAAGCCTTTCTGCGCTTCTTCTTCGGTGAGCTGTGATGCCTGGAAAATGTCACGCTTGAAGATGTTGCTGCACAGAGGCAGGAAGTCCTGTTCCCAGTCCTTATCCAAGGACGTCAGGAGGTCAGTGATTGCCTGCAGCGTTTCTTCACTGGCTACCAGGGGGAGCGCCTCTGTCGTGCTGCGCGGCGTCACGTCACGCGCATCCACTTCCAGCGTTTTACCTTCCATCTCTTCTGCGGTGGGCTGCTGTCCAATTTCAGGCCACGCCTTACGCAGAGCCTGAGCCTCAGCACATTTCGCCAGCTGGCCATAAGGGCGCTTTTTCCACATTGCGTTGGGCGCGGTAGTGTCGCGGCCGGCGGTGGCATAGTTCTCAACCCAGTATTCTTTCGCGCTGAATTCGACGATTTCCCCGCTTGGCATGCGCTTGCTGACCGTGTACTTGCACCATTGAGGTACGGTCACTTCAATACCGGTAAGCGTCAGAGTGACGTCCGGGCCGAACTCTGGTTCTTTTGCGCCAGCGTAATCACCGGAGCGATCGGCCTGAATCCGATAAAGCCCGATGCCCGGCATAACCACATCGCGCCACTCGCTTTTACCCGACTTCGAGTCCTTAACGCTCATTGGCACCAGATGAACGGGCTTCAGAAGCGGATCGAGGTTTCTGGCCCGGCAGTAGTCCAGCGCCATCATCACCGACTCATCCTTGGCGCCAGGATAAATACTGTTCTTGAGAGCGCTCCAGGTAGCGCAGTCAATGCCTCGCTCAGCAAGAGAGCTGGCTGTAATCACAAGTTCGTTAGCCATTGCTATTCCCCAAAGTTAAAACGGGCAGCCGGTGCGGTGATCCCAGTCGTATTCCGCCTGGGCGTAAGCTACTGCCGAAATGAGATCGTTATATGCCTCTCCGGCGGAATCGCTGCGGAGGCCTTCGTATGGGCTTTTGTCCATCGGCACAGAGAAGCGGAACAGGCCTGAAGGTTCTTTCGGAAGGGCGTCGATAATTTCCTTCGCCCGATCGTCAATCCACTTTTGCTTCTCTTCGGTGAGCGACTGTTCAGCCCATTTCCGTTCTTCGATAGCGTCGTATGCGCGATATGCGTTCATAAGCACCTCAGTAACTGATACCGGCATGAGGAATGCGGCCATCTTTAACCGCGGTAAGCACCTCGATAGCCTGATCCCGGGTAAGGCTGGTATTGGCCAGAAGAGCTTTGACGATTTCAGTGCCTACAGCCTTGCGGTGCTTAACGTCGGCTTCGCGGCGCGCCTGCTCATCTGCTTTGCGCTTCTCCTCAGCCAGGCGGGCCTGTTCGCGCTGTTCTGCCTCGCGGCGGATGCGATCGGCTTCTTCCTGAGCTTTGCGGCGCTCCGCTTCGATAGCGGCCTGCTTGTCAGCCTCAGCTTTCTGCATGGCTTCAATGCGATCCCGCTCTGCCTGCTCAGCTTGTGCTTTCAACACAGCTTCACGATGCGCCGCTTCTTCACGTTCACGCTGTGCGCGCTGCTCAACTTCGCGGGCTGCTGCAGCTGCTGCCAGTCGCTTAATTTCTTCTTCATGGGCAATGCGCTGGCGCTCAGCCTCAGCCGCTTTATCTGCCTGCTCACGATCGAAAGCGTCATTCATCAGCAGGGCCATTTCGTGGTCAGACTCAATACGAGCTGCCAGCTGCCGATCGAAGTCTTCATTCATGGCCAGAGCTTCGGCATGCAGTACGTTCATGGCTTCTTCTGCCTTAATGCGTTCCTGCTCCGCCTCCCATTCAGTCAGCGGCTTACGTGTCGCATCGCGCAGCTCGTCACATGCGTCAACGAACCGCTTAATTTCCGCCTCAGCAGGGCGAACAGCCTCTTTAAGGCGTTTCAGGTACTCGCGGCCCGGCTTTTCGATTGCCGTCTTGCTGCGTGATACCTGCGCCGCCAGAGAGGCAACACGGTCTCGACCTTTCTTGGTGCTCAGGTCCGGAACCTCGTTCACGGCCTGGCGAATCTGCTCCAGGTAAGCGTCAAGACCGCCAGCCCGGTACAGGGTCGGCGCCTGCTCTGGTTTTATTTCGATGACGGTTAAATCCATTATTTCGCTCATGGTTTCCCCTGAAATTTGGTTGTGAAACGCCCGGCACCGTAATGGCTGCCTGATAGCTCAGTTAAATTCGTGCGCTGATATGCGCGGTTAATGCGTCCCGGCTGGTACCAGGTTCGGCAGCAGGTCGCGTGCCTCAAATGCTTTGCGAATGTGGCGCAGGTTGCCCTGTGGCTCGAACCAGAAGGTTTCTTTCAGGTAGTCACGTGAAACCTTCCAGGTGGCGCCAGTTTTAGCGTTACGCATCATCACGGCGCGTCCGCTGTTAGGAATTGAGTTAGCCATTGAACACCCCCGTAACGTGCAGAATTTTGATAATCAACGCTGTCCAGATAACGCCGCAGATCAGCAGGCAGTAAATCAGTGAACGAATGCCTTGTTTGCTCATACTTCCTCCCGCGCTTTCAACATTGCATCGGCCATTTGATATGCAGCTGTTGCGATTAGCTTCTGTTCATTTGGTTCTATTGATAACGGAATGGACTGCATTGCCTTTGCGGCGAAGTAATCGCGCAGTGTCATGCCTGGCTCGTTCTGCCAGTCACTGTTGTAACCAACGTTTCCTAACTCAGGGAAAGCGGGTCCGCCTGTATGTTTGCTCATTTTCCACCCCAGCACTGAATGCTAACTACGAGGACTGCAACCAAAAACGGAACGACCTTTAACCAAAAATTACGCCATGCAGGCTTGTCTTCTTCGCGGATCATCTCTTCACCTTTGCCTTATCGCGGCTAACGGAGCGTTGTTACCTATTACCGGCGCCAACGTTGTTGTTTGGATTAGTTAATTTAAAACCATAGTTGTTTTATAGTCAACAACAATAGTTGTTTAAATGGCTGGAATGGTTTTATTTGGTTGTTTTTATTGGTTATTTATTTTTGTAAAGCGTGCTGGTAAGCTCAAAAAAACGCCAAAGAGGGTAGCGCCATGTCGAATGAGGATGAGTTTTTCGCAGAGATACACCCGCAGATAGCGCAGGTCATCGGGATAGCGGTTATGCAGCTGCTGGTTGAGAAGCGAGAGCCATCAAGAGAGGCTCTGATAGAGATGATTCAGGTGCTGTGGCAGGGAGACTAGGTAGATCTCTCTGTAGAACTGGCACTGAATGTGCTGATGCTAAAGGAAGAGTAGGGGGCAATAAAAAACCCGGCGCGGTGGCCGGGTTATGGACGTTACATTCTTATTAAATAGGTATCAGAATTTTGTGATGTCGATATTGTAGATCGCCATCCATGCTTCTGCAGGGTAGGAGTTTAATGGAACGGATTGGTAGTGAGGTGTAAGAATTTCTACTGATAGGTTGTGGTAGCTGCAGTAGTTTGCCAGCGCCTGCCAACTGTACTTTCCAGGCATAACGCTTTTAACATGCGCAATCGTAGCGTGCCTAAATCCTTCGCCTTTGCTATGAACATACTTGTTGTGCTGCATAACATGTTGACCATAGGCGCCGCGCACTGATTTAAACTGACCATCTTTCTTTTCCAGCATAAGTTGTGCACGCTCAGTCGCTTCTGCCTGATCGGCAAGTTGTCGAAGCGCATCAGCATAGGTTTGAGGCACCATGTTATATCCGCCAGTTTTACGGATAGATGGAAGAACCTCAGAAGTAACCCATTTTTTAAAATGTTTCGCTTCTACCTTCTGCGACCCCATTACTGCATTATATAACCCAGACTCATTAATAAGTGTCTGATTTGTGTAGTTTCGTCCATTTTGCAGGGTCTGTTTTCTTTTCTCATCCTCATCCAGCCTTTCAGTCATGTTGCTGGTTTCTGCATATCCAAGAATATCCGCAACATCTTTTGCTACAAACCACACCTCTGAATATTCATCAGTCATAGTTCTTACGGCATTACCGTTAAAATCGAACTCATTCAAAGCAACAGGATGACTCATCGCACCACCTAAAAAGATGGCATCGAATGCTTTACAGGGGATCTCGCTTGAGTTAATCTTCTAAACCGAGATCTCAAGAAAGCATTGTTAGCCAATTAATGATGTTTTGCAGCCCCTGAATAGCTCCAACTGTTCAGGGGTTTTCCTTTTGTGTATGAGTACAAAATGCTCATACAACACTCAAATCCTACCCAGGAAAATAATAAACTTCAATAAAATGATCAGCTTATCGCTGTGATTTTTTACACATGTAATGTTGTACAATAAAAAAGGCCGCATTTCTGCGACCTATCTTTACCCTTACCGTTTAAAAATCCTCAATAAGTTCTTGAGCGATTTTGTGCACCTGTTGAGGGTTAAACTCTCCATCTACTGCAGGGTAGTTGCATTCTGGCAGAGTCCACTCACTAGGCTGATCTTCATCACCCTCAATGTGAACTCCTGGGTCATTTCTATAATGCTCTCGATTGGCGTTCACTTCTTTAATGGCAGCTATTGCAAAATCACGTCCATGCCCTCTGATAACTAGCTTTGCAGCAAGCATTGCATCGTTCCATCGATTTTCTTCTTTGATCCTCTCTACTTCGTCATCTAATTCCCAGTCTGCTGGCATTTTTCACCTCTGCTGTGATTAAATTAATAAATAGTTATTCTAAAAAGCAACCAAACCTCTCTTCCTGCTATAACTACCCATGCTTCCTGTACGTCTGCGGCATGCTGCCGATCACCTTGCCGAACACGAATACCCGGTTCATCTCATCTTTCTCGATCGGGTCCCAGGCTGCATAGCTCTTGTTGTCTGAGATAACCAGCAGCTTGTCCTTCATCTTCTGCAGGCGCTTCACGTGAGCAGTGTCGTCGTACAGGAACGCATATATCCCGTCGCCGTCGAAGCTCTTAACACTGATGTCGACGAACAGCAGATCACCCGGCTCAATCGTGCCAGACATGCTGTCGCCCCGGACGTTGATGATCCTGATGTTCTCAGCCTTGCGCCCATCGAACATGTGGCGCGCTTCCGCTGGCGCATATTCAACGGAGTGGAGAATCTCCACGAACTCCTGATTCACAATGCCCGGGCCGGCACTGACGGCCAGATCCAAAATGTCGACCCTGAACACATCATGATTTATGTGTGATGGCTTCTTATCATCGTCACCATCAGCTCTCATGGCGCCAGTTCCCGAAGAAAGCCACTCAGGTCTCACCCTTAAAGCCTTGGCTATATCGAGCAATTTTGTGGTCTGCGCAGCCCTTCCAGTTTCAATCTTCTGGATCGCAGCCTGACTAACCCCAACAGCATCTCCCAGAGTCTTCTGGGTCATGTCGGCAGCCTTTCTGGCTTCTCTTAATCGTTCTGCAAGTGTCGTTTTCATCTTCTCAATTTACAACCATGGTTTTATAGCGGCAAACGAAAATGGTTGTTGACTAAATACAACTAAGGTTTTATTCTTTGTTTGTATTTACTACGGAGGTTGTCATGAACCCAACCATTAAAACCGCAATTAATATTGTCGGCTCTCAGAAAAAGCTTGGTGAAGCCTGCGATGTTTCTCAGCAGGCGGTTTACAAGTGGCTCCACAACAAGGCCAAGGTTTCGCCTGAACATGTAAACAGCATCGTAAATGCAACTAATGGGGAGGTTCAGGCGCATCAAATTAGACCAGACCTTCCAAAGCTATTCCCTTCACCGAAGGGCGTTCCGGCCGCCTAACCGGCGGCCTTTCAATCAACACCAGAGGAAGTATCACAAATGGAGAGTTCAACGACACGCAACAAAGTGGAGGCTCGCAGGATAGAAAGCTGGTTACACAGCCAGATAGCTGAACTGGGAACCACAACTATCGCCAAAGTGGCCGGAGTGAATAAGTCGACGGTGAGTCGCTGGAGGGAAAGTCTGCTGCCGAACATGTCGCTGCTGCTGGCCATCCTGATTTCTAACAGGCCGGGAGGGAAAGGTGACTTTGAAGCATGAGTGGGAACATAAGGGCGAAAGCCGCAGTGGGCAAACACTAACGGCTTTCAGGTGCAAAAACGAAGAGGTAATTGCGAGGTAATTATGCCTGGTAAATCTGTAAGAGTAAACAATCCGGAGGTAGCACGTGAGCATGTCACTTATGGCGAAAGCAATGGGGGTCAAAGTGGGAAACTCACTGCGTAAGCTCGTTCTTATCAAGCTGGCCGACAACGCCAACGACAAGGGCGAATGCTGGCCTTCGTATCAACACATTGCCGATCAGTGCGAATGCAGCAAATCCGCTGTTCGCAACCATATTGATGCGCTTGAGGATATGGGGCTTCTCAAGCGTGAAAATCGCGTTGGGGTCAACAACGGGAAAGGTAATACATCCAACGTGTATTATCTGAACCTTGATGCCACCCCTATGCCACCAAAAAGCACAGGGGTATGCCATGAAATAGCACCCCCTATGCCATCTGATGGCACACCCCCTATGCCACCAGATGGCACCAGAACCAGTCACTCTTTTGAACCAGTCACTGAACCAGACTCTCTCTCTGCGCGAGGGCAGTTTATCAGCGAGGCTGCAAAGCGACGGATCGGGATTTCACCCAACGGGGAAATACCTTTCCCTCCTGCCTTCAAGCCATCGGCAGATCACATTGCGATTGCCTCGGAAAAAGGGATCAACATTGAAACCGAGTTGCTGAACTTTCGTGATTATCACCAGGCCCGCGGCACAAAGCTGATCGACTGGAACTCGGCATTCCGGGTGTGGCTCAGGAACGCAAGAGTTAATCCGCTTTCCGGGCGCCAGAGAAGCGAACCTGATTCCCCACACTGGAACAGCCCTGAAGGCTGGAAGGACTTCATATGACCGCTCAGCTTATGACCGCGATCAGCAATCGCGATGGTGATGCGCTGGCCAGAATGGCCGCAGGTAGTACGGAGCCGCAGAGGCTTCTCGATTTCGAAGCTGAAAGGCTGGTTGACTCCCTGTTCCGTCAGCTGAAGCAGATCTTCCCGGCGTCAACGCAGACCAATCTGCGCACCGACGCCGAAGAGAAGACAGCGAAGCGCCAGTGGATTGCAGCTTTTGCCGAAAACGGGATCCGCACCCGCGAACAGTTATCCGCCGGTGTGCGCCATGCGAGAGCCAGCGAATCGCCGTTCTGGCCATCGCCGGGCCAGTTCATCAAGTGGTGCAAGGACAGCGGCACCGTGCTGGGAGTGACTCTTGTCGACGTGATGAACGAGTTCCACCGCTACAGCCGTGAAAAAGGGCTGCATACCGGCGGTGCTGAGCGCTTCCCGTGGTCTCACCCTGTCATGTACTGGGTTGTTACCGATACCCGGCGAGCAATGTACCAGCGCCAGCTCAGCGAGGCAGAAACAGAGAAATATGCCGCTAAAAAGCTGGAAGACTGGGCGCTGAAAGTCGCCGCCGGAGAACAAATACCGTCGCCGGTACTGGCTCTGGAGAACAACCAGGAAGCTATTCCGACAAACCATGTCAGCCGTCAGCAGGGTTTTCACCCTGAAGGCAAAAGCTTCGGGTGTATGCCAAGCGCAGCATCGCTCGGTGCGTTAACTCCGGCTCAGTGGCTGCGGGATGAATACCTGCGCGGGAAAGAGAGAGGGCTTATCTGATGAAAAAGAACTCTGGCAAACAAGTCGTTATTAACTTCATCGGCCAGCATCCTGGCTGCAGCTTTCAGGATATCCGCCGCGGTACCGGTCTTGACTCTTCAGTGGTCAATTCCTCCCTGTGGCAGATGCACCGTGACGGACAGGTTAAGCGTGAGGGTGAGTGCAGGAGCTACCGCTACACCCTGATTGACACTACAGCCGTAACCGACAGCGATCCGTCTGTTCAGTATCGCCAGCGTCCTGGCGGCGTAAACCCAATGACCAACCTTTTTAACCAGTGCCTGGCGGGAGTAAGAAAATGACTATCACACTACAGGCAGTAAACGAGCTCATCTCCTCCCTGGAGAGCGCAGGCGAGCTGTCGATCAGAGAGACAAAGGTTATGGCGCTGGCGAAAGCGTTTAAGCAGCTGGCTGCGGAGAATGCAGGGCTGAAAGCAGGAGCTTCATATTTCTCATACGGCTCTGAGCACAATTTCGAGTGGCACAAAACGGCTGAGGAAGCTGTCGAGGCAGCTGAGGCTGCAATTGACGACTATCGTGGCGATGCTTGCGATGGATGGAGTGAAGAGGTCGATAGCATCTGCTGGGGCATCATCATGCAATCTTCAACGAAGGTTGGCGAACGCCCACGCAACGAAGATGACCGTTGTGATCCCGCAATCGATACGGTTTGCGATTATGCACTGTTGCCTAATATCGAAACCACCGCCACCGATCGCATCGTAGCCGGGATTAAGGCTGATGGGGTGGAGATGTTCGCGAAAAAGCTTGAGTCACGTGGAAGGCATCAGGACTACGTTGCAATTGCCAACGCATTCGCCAAGCAGCTGCGCGAGGGGGCAGACAAATGAGCAACCGTATCCCTAACTTCGGCTGGAACCGCCTGAAGCTGGCAACGCTCACCTATGAGCAACTCGCTCAACTGGAAGAGCAAGTGAAGGCTGAGCATGCCTGCAAAAACGGCATTCACCTCTTCGATAAAGCTGGCCAGCGCAAACTCGATGCCCTTAGCTGGGCCGTATACAACAAGCAGAAGGCGGAGCGTACAGCATGACTGATATCACCGAACTGGCGCAATCTGAAATTAATGATGCGTTGGCCCAGCTTAAGCAGATCAGCGAATACCCCACGCCGTCTACTCAATACGCTCGAGTGCTGCGTAAATACATCCTCGCGCTGGAGAAGGCGCTGGAGAAGGCGCAGAAGCAAACGACTGAAAGCGAAAACCGCGTTCGCAAGCAGAATCGCCACATCTGTGAGCTGTTCGACGATAACACAGCACTGCGCCAGCGCATCGCCGAGCTGGAGTCCCGCACCGTCACCGCTGCCGCCGCTGATGTACTGGCAGAGCGTAAGCGGCAGGTTACGACGGAGGGATGGACGCCGGAACATGATGACCAGCATGTAAATTTTGAAATGGCAATTGCAGGCGGACTGTACGCGATATCAGCTGTTGATAGCCATCATAAGTTACGCAATTCAGCTCCCTCAGCATGGCCATGGGACAGAAAGTGGTGGAAACCGGACGGTCCGCGACGTGACCTGGTTAAAGCTGGCGCGTTAATTCTGGCTGAAATTGAGCGGCTCGACCGCGCCGCTGGCATCAAGGTGGAGGCTGAGTGATGGCACTGACCAAAAAACAGCGCGCAGAGCTGCGCATGAAGTTTGGCGGGCGCTGCGCTTACTGTGGCTGTGAGCTTGGCGATAAATGGCACGCTGACCACGTCGAAGCAGTACGCAGGAATATCAGTAACGGCTACGCAATGGACAGACCAGAAAACGATATTGTCAGCAATATGGTTCCGGCATGCATCCCCTGTAACCTGTTCAAAATGTGCAGCACCGTTGAGGATTTTCGCAATCGCATTGCAACCCAAGTTGATGTGACTCGCCGGGCATCGAGAAGCTACCGTACAGCGGAATCATTCGGCCTGGTTCAACCAACTAAAGCGCCGGTAGTGTTCTGGTTCGAAAAGTATCAAGGGGAGACTGAGTGATGGGCGTAAAAAAAATGATATGCGTCAGTTCCACTACGCCAGCCTGGTTTACTCCGGGCGCCGTATACGACTCAGAACCTCGCGGTGTTGATACCTGCATTTGTGGTGACAACCTCGTTTCAGGCCTCAACAAAGAGGACTGGTACGAAATGAGCCAGCGCGCAGATGGGCTGTGGTTCTTAATCGGTTTTCAGCAGGCAATTTTATTTCGGGGAGCCAACCAATGACCAATAACCAGTTAACCAGAGAAAAAGTGCAATGGCTCCATGACGCGGCTGAAGAAGCTGCTGCCGCGGGTATTAAATTGACAATGAACCCGAACGAGCTGCTGATGTTCACCAGCGCTCTGCTGGCCGCAATTGACAGCGAGCCGGTGATTGCTGATTGCGATCCGGAAGTTTACGAGAAGGGTGTAAGCGCATGCCTTGTAGTCATCCCGAAAGAAACTGCAGAGGTTATCTGCAAAGGCATTTCAGCGGCCACCGGTTGCAAGGTTGACTGGCATTACATCGGCGGTCGCGTGCATATCAAGGCGCTCCAAGCCGCCCTGCAGCCAGCGCCAGTGGTGGACAGCGATCCGGTGGCGTTCATCGATAAACAATGGACGCTGGTCTATTACGTTCCGTCTATGAGTGTGGGACTAAAAATTGGCGACAAGCTCTATCGCCACGCGCAGCCAGCTCCTGCCTCTCCTGTTTGCACATGCCCCAGCGGCGACGGTTCGCTGCGCTGGCCATGTCCGGTGCATGCTGGCAGCTCTCCTGCAATTCCGGATGGTTACGTGATGGTGCCGAAAGAGGCAACCCTTGAGATGATCAAATCAGGCGCCAGTGCCGCATCAAACGGGATGCTTATCCCAGGGATATATAAAGCGATGCTCGCAGCCGCTGATTGCAGCATCCCAATGATTTCAGATAGATGGATTCCGGTAAGCGAGCGGATGCCGGAAATGGGTGAGCATCAATGCTATGTGTTAGCGGCTGACTTTAAAAACCACTACTGGCCCAACATCCCCAACACTCAGGTCGGCGTGTATGGCGACTGGTTTGGTGATGGCAATCCCGCCTGGGATGACGGTGATGGCGAAGACCTGCATCTCAAAGAAGTAACCCACTGGATGCCGCTGCCAGCAGCGCCACAGGAGGTGAAAGATGAGTAACCAAATCCCTGAAGCTGTAGCCGTAGCGATGATTAATGCGGCCAGAGATATTACGGTAGCAAAAATTAATGCCAAAGGCGCAAAGTTCGACGGTTATACAACCTCGGTAAACTGGTTTGATCGTTCAATGAAAGAGGTCCGCGAAGCCGTTAAAGCAGTGCTTCCTGACATTGAGCGGGAGGCAAGCTGATGCCTAAATCCCCCGCAGAACGCAAAGCCACCTGCTAATCTCAACCCCTCTCCGGAGGGGTTTTTTCGTATATGCTCATTTTGCTTTTATCCCCGTGACGGGCGATAATTACCTGGTCAGCCTGAGCAACTGACACTAATGACCGGCGCCAAGTGGGGACACATGGCGCACAAAACCTTACAGCAATCCCTGTCACCGATGGCGAAGGCCACCGGCGATTTTCTGCATTCAGCGTTTAGCCTCTGCGGAGGTGAAGCGTGAACATCCCTCAATGCGGCATCAAACTGCACAGCGGCAACTTCAGCGCTATAGGCAAGATTCTTCAGGAGCAGCTCTCTGACGGGAAATGCCTGCGCCTGCAGGTCAAAGAGTGGCGCGAAAAACGCAGCCTGAGCCAGAACGCACTTAGTCACATGTGGTACGCGGAAATCAGCGAATACCTGATTAACTCAGGACGTACCGACGCAACGCCCGAGTGGGTTAAGCGCAACCTCAAAAAGACCTATCTAGGCTGCGAAGAGGTGACCTACACCGACTTCATCACTGGTGAGAAAACCACAACTTGGGAACCCCGGCATACCTCCGATCTTGATACCGGCGAAATGCACATCTTCCTGACCAAAGTAGAGGCCTGGTGCGCTCAGTTTGGTCTGGCTCTCACCATTCCAAACGGTTGCGAATATCAGCAACTGCAGCAAAAGCAGGAGGCCTGATGAACAGCCTTCTCGCCAAAGTAATGGAGCGCGGCATCTTCCGTGTGCCTACGCGCCGCAAGCGCAAGGTCGAAGTTAAGCCTTCCGATATCCCCACCTTTCACTATACGGCTCACCTGGCAGATGTCCGCTGGCTGCGCCGCGCTGCCCGGAGGAAAAGCCATGGCTGATTTACGCAAAGCAGCTCGCGGTCGCGAATGTCAGGTTCGCATCCCGGGCGTCTGCAACGGCAACCCTGAAACCACGGTATTGGCCCATATCCGCATTGCTGGATTGTGCGGGACCGGAATTAAGCCGCCTGATCTGATCGCCGCTATCGCCTGTTCATCCTGTCACGATGAAATAGACCGCCGCACGCGCCTGGTGGATGCGGAGTATGCGAAAGAGTGCGCACTGGAGGGAATGGCCCGAACGCAGGTTATCTGGATGAAAGAGGGGCTGATAAAAGCATGAACCAATATCGCATTTCTTTACCCTGGCCACCCAGCAACAACCGCTACTACCGGCACAACCGGGGGCGCACACACATCAGCGCGGAAGGGCAGGCATACCGCGACAGCGTCGCCAGAATCATCAAAGACTCGATGCTTGATATCGGCCTGGCCACGCCACTGAAAATCCGTATTGAGTGCCACATGCCGGATCGCCGGCGCCGTGACCTGGACAACCTGCAAAAGGCTGCATTCGATGCTCTGACAAAATCAGGTTTCTGGCTCGATGACCAGCAGGTTGACTACTACAGCGTGAAGAGAATGCCTGTCGTCAAAGGTGGGCGGCTTGAGCTAACCATTACCGAAATGGAGTCCGCATGAACCACGACGTTATCGAACGCATCCGCGACCGCTGGCAAAAGCTCCGTCTCTGCCGGCACCGCGGCACCGTACTGGTTGACTACCGAATTTTGAAGAATTTCGTCCGCATCTATCAGGCTTCAGGAGAGAAAGCATGAATACCCAGTATCTTGAGTATGTTCGCCAGCAGCTGATAGTGGCCACCGCCGATCTGAGCGGCGCGACGAAAGGACAGTTGGTTGCTTTTGCAGAAAACGCGCAATTCACCGCTACGGCGCGCAGCCGGGGAAGGAAGAAAATAGCCGATCCGGTAACCGGCCGCATGGTAAACCCATCCAGCCCACCAATTCCCGGGCAGCAGTCCCGCGCTAAGGGTTCATCAATCGCTCTCGTTCTGCCCGTTGAGTATTCGACGGCCAGTTGGCGCCGGGCTCTGCTGTCGCTGGAAGAGCATCAGAAAGCGTGGCTGCTGTGGAACTACAGCGATAATATCCGCTGGGAGCACCAGGAGACGATCACCCGGTGGGCATGGGAACAATTCAGCGAGAAGTTGGCCGGTGTGCGCATTGCAAAAAAGACTGTCGATCGCCTCCGTCAACTTATCTGGCTGGCGGCGCAGGACGTCAAAGCCGAACTGGCAGGGCGGGAGACGTATGAATACCAAAAGCTTGCCTCCCTGGTCGGGGTGACCCCGAAGAACTGGTCAGAGACGTTTACGGAGCGGTGGGAGGAGATGAAAACCACCTTGCGGCGGCTTGATAGCGATGCCCTGTTGCAGGTAACGCGATCACGTTCACAACAAAAGACGACAAATTTACACTCAAGTCTTGCAAAACTGGATTAAATGCGTCATATTTGAGTCTACTTTGATATGCTGCCTTAACTTTAAGTGGCGGCATGAAGAATAAAAAGCCCCTGGCGGAAACGTCGGGGCTTTTGCGTTTCTGGGGGCGGGAAATGTGAAAGATAAACGGATAGACCGCGTTTACAAGCCACAGTCATGATGTGGCCCCGAGTCTCCTTGAGGGAGCCAGACGCAGGTCCAAACTGCGACATACCGCTGGTCAGGGTAATCGAGGAAAAGGGTATGACGGTAAAGCAGCGAGAACGCCAGACGCGCACCGGTTATAAGCGGCGATGATGCGACAAGGTCTCAAGGGCATGAGCGCGGCCACTGCGAGAGTGTGGTTGTGCAATCCGGTCAGGGCTCTTGGGTAGAGACGTGCTGCACGACACGTTAAAGCCCTCCGCGCAGAGCCCTGAACCAGATTAGGCTTGCAAGAGCCCTTGGTCGGGCTTGGGGCAACTGTGAGGTAATGGCTCATTGAGACAGAACGGCCAGAATGCAAAATGCATTCGTACTGTCCCCACCCAATAATGGCCTGACCTGATGACGGGCTCATAATCCAATCCATCAGGGGCGCTGCTGCAACAGCGCCGCGGGCCGCCAGACCCAGCCAGGGTATTTTCGGTCATCACCGACATTGCTATTACCCTCATGCTTATTGCCTGCCTAACCGCAGGCTTTTTTATTTTCAGGGTCGCGGGAATCACCCTCGACGCTTTGTTGGTAAATCAGCCCGACGGCCCTGAACCTTTTACTGACTACAGATAGCACCCCGAACATTATCGGAGGTGGAGACTATGAAAATGCCTGACAAAATCTTTTCGGCGGCCTCGTACTGCACGTCAGGCGGCCTGATATGCACAGGGCTGGCAAGGACCTATGACTGGTTTCATGGCCTTGACTGGAATTTTATTGCCCTGGCCAGTGGCGTGATAATCGGTGTAGCGACTTACCTGACCAATCTCTACTTTAAGCGCCGCTGGACGAAGATGTATCAGCAGTCCCTCGATCGTGGTTATGGTGGCCCGCCACCGCAGGATGAATAGCGATGGCTAACCTGAAAACAAAACTCAGCGCGGCCATGCTGGCGCTTATCGCTGCTGGCGCATCAGCTCCCGTTCTCATGGATCAGTTCCTGAATGAGAAAGAGGGCAATAGCCTCACATCATACCGAGATGGCGCGGGCATCTGGACGATATGCCGCGGAGCTACCCGGGTAGATGGCAAGCCTGTAACGCAGGGGATGAAGTTAACCCAGGCCAAATGCGATCAGGTGAATGCCGTCGAGCGCAATAAGGCGCTGGCATGGGTTGATCAGAATGTGCGGGTTCATCTGACGCCTCCTCAAAAGGTCGGAATTGCCAGTTTCTGCCCCTATAACATCGGACCCGGTAAATGCTTTCCTTCCACTTTCTACCGCAAGCTGAATGCAGGTGACCGTAAAGGCGCCTGCGCTGAAATTCGCAGGTGGATTTTTGATGGCGGAAAAGATTGCCGTGTACGCCCCAATAATTGTTACGGCCAGGTCTCTCGTCGTGATCAGGAGAGCGCACTGGCATGTTGGGGGATAGATGAATGAGCCGATTAACCGCAATCATCAGCGCTGTAGCCATCCTGCTACTTTCCTGCTTTTTCTCCTGGCGTTATGGCTGGAATTCTCATGCTGACCATATCAACGCCCTCGCGGCGAAGAAGAAAGAGAAAGCCGAAAAGACTATCCAGCCAGTTGAGCAAAAGGCCGCTGCCGCTACAGAAGAGGGCAAGGTCATCTACCGAACCATAACCCGCGACGTGGTGAAATATGTCCAGTCTCCGAATCGTACTGTGTGCCGGTTTGACGATGATGCTGTGCAGCTGCGCCAGCGAGCTATCGACGCTGCCAACACCATCCCAGGATTTGATGAGCCCTCCGTGCAAAGCAAGTGACGCAGGGAAGGATGCCGACGAAGACCTGCAATCGGACGTCGAAACCGCTCAATGTCTGCGCCAACTGCGGTTGGATAAGTACCGCTGGCAGGCCTACTACCGTGCAGTGAGTCAGTAGCGGGGCTACATTGCCGTTCCTGCATGGCAAGGTCGGCGTGATAAAAAACCCCGAAGAGGATATCCAAAAGTAAACGGGGCGCTGAATGAACAGCTAATGACTAAACAATACATCGTGTATCTAAATATGTTTAATCATTTCGCAACCCGGACCATATTGCGGAGGAGTACACCTGTGTTTTGGCGTAGGACTGCTATCAGCGCTGGGGCAGTGCAACCGTGATAAGGCTGACATCAGGCAAGCAGAGAAAAAACGAGCCTCGCATTAGCGGGGCTTTTTATTACCAGAAGAAGAAGGAAATACCATGTTTACAGTTAAGACCATCATTAACGGCGTGACCCACATCTGCGAACAACCGAGCGTGACTATTGCCCGTGCGGGGTGTGAGCGTTTCGACGATATTCTCTTGCAGACCAATGACCACTCAAACCCTGATTTTGCTATCTGGCTGCCAGCGGTCTATTCAGACCCGCAGTGCAAAGATGCGCTGCAGGAAGAGGAATTAATCGTCAGTGAGCGCGAGGGGGTTCTGGATGAAGATGCTATCGCCATCTTGGTAGAAGACTTAGAAAGCCCTGAGCATGCAAAGCGCAAGGCATTCGACGGCGTTCGCTACCAGTTCATCTACCCCGGCGACCAGGTATATGTGATGAATTCGCACGGCTCGACAATCGAAACGGTTAAGTAGGGCATTACAGAGCCACTTCCAGAGGTGGCTCGATAATGTCACAACGAGGTGAGTCATATGCGCACCACTGGAATCCTAATGGCGGAAATTACGCTTCGCCCATACATGAAGCCGCTGCTCATCCTTTCAGTGCTTTTGCGCTGGGGCTGGCTCACTAAGAAGTGTATCCGGATTGTCCCTGTAATTGGCAAGCAGGCGTAATTATAAAGTTCTGCAAATGGTGCGTTAAAAGCGCCATTGACAGAGTTTTATATAAGTTTCACAACTTACCGATCAAAAAATTCCCCGGTAAGTATTCGAGCAACCCAGAGGAATATTCTGTATGGCGTCGAAAAAGCTTACAGCTGATCAGCAGCAGCTTTTCGATGCTCTGACTCCGCTGCAAAAAAGGTTCGCACTTGCAATCATCAAAGGGAAGAACCAGACGGACGCCTATAAGGCTGCGAAGGGGAAGGCTAAGACGCCAGAAGCCATTCGCAACTCGGCGAGTCAGATCTTTACAAATCTTGGTGTGCAAGCCTTTCTCAAATCAGTGCAGGGCGAGATTGTCGACGAGGCAATCATGACTCGAGAAGAGGCGTTAAAGCGCCTTTCTAAGATGGGTCGAACATCCATCGCCGATATAGCCGAGTTCAGCAACAGCGTCGTTGGCGAAGATGACGATGGCAATCCTGTGTTCCAGGCCGTGTGGAGCTTCAAAGATTCCGTTCTTCAGGACCCTGACGCAATGAGTGCAATCTCTGAGCTAACTACGGGAAAGGACGGCATTAAGCTGAAGATGCACGATCCCAAAGCGGCAATTAAGCAGCTTGCCGAAATGCAGGGTTGGGACGCTCCGAAGAAAACTGAGCTGACCGGTAAAGACGGCGGCCCACTGAATCAGGTGACGTACACCGCTGAAGACTATGCGAAGGCCCAGCAAAAGCTGGAGGGAAGGTTAGAAGGGCTGGACTGATATGAGCGGAATTATCGAATGGGATGACCTGTCATTCCCGGAGCGCGTGATCATCCGTTCAAAGTCCACGAAGTCATTCCTGAACTTCACCCGAATATGGTTCGAACTGATTCAGGGCGATCGGCTGCTGGTTAACTGGCATCACCGCCTGATGGCTTCGAAAATTGATGATCTGCTTGCCGGGCGTCTTGTCCCGCGAAACCTGATTATCAACATCCCGCCAGGCGGTACAAAAACAGAGTTCTTCTCCATTCACTTCCCGGCGTATGTCAACGCCCTGGTGCAGGAGAAGCGGCTTAAACGCTTTCGTAACCTGAATATCTCTTTTGCTGACACGCTGGTAAAGCGTAACAGCCGGCGCACCCGCGACATTATCGCCAGCCGCGAATATCAGGAATTCTGGCCCTGCTCGTTTGGTGTCAACCAGGCGGAAGAGTGGGAGATAAAGGATGAACGAGGGCGTTCTATAGGGCAGACGGTATCGCGCTCAAGCAACGGGCAGATCACCGGTGGTCGTGGTGGCTACTACGGACCAGAGTTCTCCGGCATGGTGATGCTGGACGACTACAACAAGCCGGTGGACATGCTCAGCGAGTCCCGACGCAAAAGCGCGAATACGCTGCTGGTAAACACCATCCGCTCACGTCGCGGCGATAAGTCGAAAGAGCACCCGACGCCATTTGTAAGCATTCAGCAGCGCCTGCACACCGACGACGCAACAGGCTTCATGCTTTCCGGCGGAATGGGCGTGCCGTTTCACCATGTAGCCATACCGGCCATGATCGACGAGAAGTACATCCAGTCGCTTGATGAGCCATGGCGTTCGCTTTGCTGGGAAACGGTCAAAGATACCGATTCTGTGGTCGTTGGTGGCGTTCGCTACTGGTCCTACTGGCCACAGATGGAAGACGTTAACGACCTACTGCAGCTGTGGGAAAAGGATCGCTATACCTTCCTTTCGCAATACCAGCAAAACCCAATGGCGCTGACTGGCGGGATCATCGACACCAGCTGGTTCAGAACGTACACCACCCTGCCGAAGCTTACGCACCGCGCCGTGTACGTCGATACGAACAGCGGGAAGGTAGAGGACTGGCTGGATTACACCGTGTTTACGCTGGCTGGCATGGGCGTGGACGGGAATCTGTACATCATCGACGTCGTTCGCGGGCGGTGGGACCCGGAGGACCTCCTGAAGAAAGCGGAAGAGGTTTGGGAAAAGTGGCGCCTGTCTGGCTCCATGCGGGTTATGCCGCTGCGTCATATGGCCATTGAAGAGAAGCAAGCCGGACAGGGCCTCATCACCACGCTGAAAAAACGTAGCCAGACCCCCGGACAACTCGCCATCCCGGTGAGGGAAATTCCACGCGGTACCGGGCAGAACAAGCTCGTTCGCTGCCTTAACGTCATCCCCCAAATCAAAACCGGGAAAGTGTTTGTCCCCGCCACGCACACCGACGACGGACAGAAGCTTTCCAGCATCTTCTACGAGGACGGCACGATCGCAGGCTCAACGGAGTGGGTGCTGACGGCGATGACGGAATGCGCTGCTTTCTCCGCTGATGACAGTCACGACAACGACGACATCCTCGATACCTGGATGGACGCAATCGACGACAACCTGATTTCCGGCCCGCAGCCGATGGTTATCGACCCGAATCAACTCAGGAGAATTTAAGTGTGGTGGTTTAAAAAGAAAGAAGTCGCCGCGCCTGAGCCGGCAAAAGAACCTGAAGCACCGAAGGTCGGGATCAGACCAGAGGCCGTGGCCGAAGTCCGTGCATTACCGAAAAGAGAGTTTCAGCGCTACGAACCGCCGAAAGGGGTGATCCCCGAGGCTATCAAAAGCGCCATTCTGGCAATGGACTCCACGCCTTACGATGATCTCAATGCTGCGTATGGCGGTTACGGCTACGGCGACTTTGATAGCTTTCCCGGCTACCCGTATCTGGCCACGCTGGCGCAGAAGCCTGAATATCGCAAGATGGTCGGCACCATCGCGGAAGAAATGACCCGCAAATGGATAAAGCTCAAAACTGTCGGCGATGAAGACAAGGCTGATCGGGTAAAACAGCTCGAAGAGGCCATGAAGCGGTTTAAGGTGCGCGAGCGCTTTAAAGAAGCCGCAGAACACGATGGCTACTTTGGCGGGGGCCAGATTTACATCGACGTTCGTTCGCCGCGGGGAATATCCGCATGGATGGACGACAACGAGCTGCAATCGAAGCTCTTCATGAGCGACAAGAAGATCACGAAAGGCAGCCTGCAGGGGTTCAGGGTCATCGAGCCCATCTGGACCTACCCGGGGATTTATAACTCCGACAATCCGCTGAGCCCGGATTTCTACAAGCCGACGCAGTGGTTTGTCATGGGCCGGACCGTACATGCAAGCCGGATGATTGATTTCGTCTCGCGGCAGGTCCCTGATCTGCTGAAAGCGTCGTATAACTTCCGCGGCCTGTCTCTTTCACAGATCGCCGAGCCTTACGTCAATAACTGGCTTCGTACCCGCGACAGCGTCAGCGATATGATCCACTCCTACTCGATACCGGTTTTCGGTACGGATATGAGCCAGATCCTGACAGGTGGCGCAGCGGATACGCTGATTGCCCGCCTGCAGGTTATGAATCAGTGTCGTGATAACCGCGGGGCGTTCGCTGTCAATAATGATAAGGAAAAGCCGGAGACCGTGGAGTTCGTCAGCGCCCCTATCGCCGGCCTTGATGCCCTGCAGGCCCAATCTCAGGAGCACATGTCTGCGGTTTCGAGCATCCCGCTCGTCAAGCTGCTGGGCATCACTCCAAATGGCCTTAACGCAACGTCTGACGGCGAAATCCGCGTTTTCTACGACTACATTCACGCTCTGCAGCAGTCTGTTTTTAAAGACAACCTGAAGCGTGTGATGGATATCATTCAGCTCTCTGAGTTTGGCGACATTGACGATGGCATAACCTTCGACTTTGAGCCCTTGTACGAAATGAGCGCTAAAGAGCGGGCGGAAATTCGCAAAGTAGACGCGGACACTGACGCTGTCTATGTAGGCGCCAGCGTGCTCTCTGGCAACGAAGTCCGCGAAAAAATCGCCGGTGACCCGGACTCGCCCTATCACTCTCTGGACCTGAATGATGACCTCGAAATCGAAGACGACTACGACGAAGAGGAAGAGCCCACCGTGACAGCTAATGACTCGAATCAGATGAATGGGTATGCAAGTGTCAAGCCCGATGCAGAAACGGCTTCTGCCATATATTCGCACCTTGAATCTCTTGGCATAAATAATTTAATCGCCCCGAGTGACATGCATGTAACGCTCATGTACTCACGCAACAAGCCAATCACGGTAGATGCTGACCCTGTTAGGGTTTATGAGGCACAAATTAGTGGCGATATCGAAATTATGGGCAAGGAGCCTTGGCGAGCCTTGGTTGTGCATCTTGAAAGCCCTGACCTGCAAAAGCGTTTTGCGGAGCTGAAGGCCTCTGGTGCAGAACATTCATACCCAGAATATCGCGCTCATCTTTCCATTAAATACAATCCCGAAAATGGCGACTTGCAAAAGCTGAAAGATACTCCGCTACCCATCAAGGTTATTCGTCTAGATGGAGAGGAGTTTAAGCCAATATAGGAATTCCTGATGACCGGAAAGAAAAAGCCAAAAACTATCCGGCCTATCAGGCCTAACGCTGGCGTCGAAGCATGGTACCGCCGACAGCTTGATAAGCAGGTGCAGGAAATGCAGGCATCTGTTGTCTACTGGCTGTCGGCAAACTATCGGGCCAGCGGCGCGGCTGTCGCCATGGATGAATCTCCAGCTGATGTTATGCGCAAGGCGATGAATAAGCTGGTGAAGCGCTGGAAGAGGCGGTTTGATGACATGGCGCAAAAGCTGGCCGACAGGTTCGCTAACGACACCATGAAAAACGCGGATGCTTCACTGGCCACAGCCTTCAAAGACGCGGGGTTTACTGTCGAGTTCAAGATGACCTCGCAGATGAATAACGCTCTTCAGGCGACCATCGCCGAGAATGTCGGCCTTATCCGATCCATCCCCGAGAAGTATTTCACCGAGGTGGAAGGGCTGGTTATGCGGTCGGTAGCGCGTGGGCGCGACCTGTCCTATCTCACCGATGAACTCCAGAAGCGATACGGGATTACCCGGCGCCGTGCGGCGTTCATTGCCCGAGATCAGAACAACAAGGCCACCGCAGTCGTTCAGTCTGCGCGACAGCAGGCTCTCGGCATTACCCAGGGAATATGGAAGCACTCCCATGCAGGCAAAAAGCCTCGCCAGTCCCATGTGAAAGCTAATGGCAGGCTGTTCGACCTCTCGGAGGGGATGCTCATTGATGGCGAGCGCATCATGCCAGGCGAATTACCAAGTTGTCTTTGCACCTGGGAGGCTGTCATTCCAGGGCTTTCAAAACAGGATTGAGCAATGAACCCCACAGAGTGCTTAGCTTTCGATCGCGCCTCTGTGCGCACTATCGACGCAAATGGACGCCTTCAGATTTCACGAACGAATATCAGCAAGGCAAACGTCAACGCCTACTACGGACGAGAGATACCAAGAAGCGAAGAGCTTGGGCTCGAACCCAACAAACTTTACCGGCTTTGGCGCCACCCGGACGAGCTCCGGAAAGCAGCCAAAACCTTCAATAACATTCCCGTGCTCAGCAAGCACATCCCTGATTTTCCCACCGACCCGCCCAATGAATTTCGTGTTGGCGTGACGCACTCCAATGCGGAGTTTGACGGCACGTATCTCACGGTTGGTATGTCGATCTGGGATAACAGCGCGATTGCTGGAATTGAGAGCGGAGAGCAGCGAGAGCTATCTGCATCGTACAAGTACGTCGCAGACATGACCCCGGGTGTTACCCCTGACGGCGAGCCTTATGACGGCGTTATGCGTGACATTTTCGGAAACCACGAAGCGCTGGTCCCTGACGGCCGCGCAGGGCCAGATGTACTGGTCGCAGATTCATTACCACCGGAGCTTAATCACATGCGTAAACATAAGGTAGCGGCGATCCGCGCCACCCTTAAGCCACTTCTGGCGCAGGATGCAGATCTGGAGGCAGAAGTCCGCAAAGCTCTTCTGGCTCTTGATGAGGCCGAAAAGGAAGACGAAAAAGAAAACAAACCCGCCGACGACGAAGACGACGACGAGAAGGATAAGAAAAAAACGGCGGACGATGAGGACGACGACGAAGACAAGGACAAGAAGAAAACCGCCGAAGATGAAGACGATGAAGAAGACGACAAAGTCTCCAAAACGGCGATGGACTCTGCGATTCGTCTGGCAGCCGACAGCGCAACTAAAAAGGCTGCGGAAAACTTCCGGAAAATCCGTGAAGCCGAGCAGGTTGTCCGCCCGCTGATCGGCGACGTCGTTGCCATGGACTCAGCTGAAGATGTCTATCGCACTGCACTTGAACAGAGCGGTGTAGATATCTCCGGCGTTCACCCGTCCGCTTATCCGGCGATGGTCAAAATGGCGATCAGCCAGAAAGAAAATTCACGCCCTGTCATTGCGCAGGATTCCGCTTCCGCCAGTGAGTTCGAAAAAGCATTCCCGACCGCTGGCAAACTGAAACGAGGTTAACATGGCAGGTTTTCAGACACGAATTAACCAGTATCCGGCCCCCGGCGTCGAAGGGGCCTTTGCTGGCACTAACCCTCACGCGACCTATCAGGCCGGCGAGGGCGCTCTGGTTGCTGGCGAGGACGGCCTGATTGTCGGCCGCTTTGCCTGGGATGTTGACGGTGTGGCTTCCAATGCCGGTAGCGGTGTTCCGTCTGGCTTTGTCCATCGTGACGGTCAGGCGTCGATCACCATCTGGCTGGGCCAGGCATCCATGCTTATCCAGCCCGGCCGCGAAATCACCCTGATGGTAGCCGGTGACTTCTGGGCCAAAACGTCAACCGCTGCCACCCGCGGGCAGAAGGTTTTTGCATCTCTGACCACCGGTGAAGTGCAAATCGCAGCGGCCGGCGCAACCGTGGCCGGTTTTATCGAGACTGCATTCTATGCCGCAAGCGATTGTGACGCTGGCGAGCTGGTCAAAATCAGCACCTGGAGCAAGTAATGAACGAATTTCAGCGACACTACGCCGCAGCCAGCGGGAAATATGGCATTGTGCTGCCCGGCGCGAAGGACTACCTGAAGCCGGAGTTTGCGGAGAATTTCGCGCTGGCGATGGATGCCCAGCCGCAAATGGTCACTGCGAATAACGCCGGTATCCCGGCCTACTTCACTAACTACGTCGATCCGGAACTTATCCGCGTTCTCGTAACGCCGATGAAGGCTGCAGAGATTATCGGTGAAGTGAAAAAAGGCGACTGGACGACGCTGACCTCGCAGTTCCCGATCGTCGAGTCGACTGGTGAAACCAGCGCTTACGGCGACTTCAACAACAACGGCATGACGTCCGCCAACGTCAACTGGGTACCGCGCCAGTCGTTCCATTATCAGACTCACACCCGCTGGGGTGAGCGCGAGCTGGACATGTACGGCGCCGGGCGTATCGGCTATGCCGCCGAGCTTAACGTGGCCTCTGCGCTTGTGCTGAACAAATTCCAGAACAAGTCCTACTTCTACGGCATCGCCGGGCTGGAAAACTACGGCCTGCTCAACGATCCGTCTTTGAGCGCTCCGGTGACGCCGGCGGCGACTGGTTCCGGCGGTGGCGTTACCTGGGCAACGAAAGACGGGCAAGCCGTATATGACGACATTTCCGGTCGTCTCTATAAGCAGCTGGTCTCTCAGACCAAAGGCCTTGTAGAGCGTACCGATCGCATGGTGCTCGGTATGTCTCCGGAAATGGAAGTCAACCTGACCAAGACGAACCAGTACAACGTGAACGTCACCGATCAGCTGAAGAAAAACTTCCCGAACATGCGTATCGAAACCGCTGTTGAATACAGCACCGACGCAGGCGAGCTTGTGCAGCTGATTGTTGAGCGTCTGGGTGAGCAGGACACCGCTTACGCAGCGTTCACCGAGAAGATGCGCGCCCACGCTGTCGTGGTGGAAGAGTCTTCCTGGCGGCAGAAAAAATCCGGTGGCACCTGGGGTGCAATCATTCGTCAACCGCTGGGCATTGCCAGCATGATCGGGGTGTAACATGGCCGAAACAGTAACTGTAGGATGCAAACTGCCGAACGGCCTGATCCTGGAGCAGGGCGCGTACAAAGTGGAGCTTAACGGCTCCAACTCCTCTCTCGTTGTCGGCGGCTACGGCCTGACCGAAAACGTGGACAAGGAAGCCTTTGAGGCGTGGCTGGCAGTACATGCTGATCAGCCCTACGTTCGCAAAGAGCTGGTGTTTGCCCAGGCGAAAACCAGCAGCGCCCAGGCGAAAGCTAATGAAAACGCTTCGGAGAAAACTGGTCTGGAAGGTCTGGATCAGAACAACCCGGCCCCGGGCATTGAGAAGGCGGACAAAAAATAATGGCGATCGTTGTCTTTGATGTTGCCGCATTTCGTGAGCGTTATCCGGAGTTCGATGCCGTAAGTGAAACGCTGCTTAATGCGTACTTCACGGAGGCAACGATTTACCTGAATAACACGGACAGCAGCCTGGTTGCGGATGTTGCTGTCCGCGCCGTCTTCTTGAATATGCTGGTTGCTCACATCGCGGCTTTGAATTCAGGCGTAAACGGCGAGAAGGCTTCTGGTCTGGTAGGTCGGGTGGCAAGCGCATCGGAGGGGTCTGTATCGGTTTCGACTGATGCGGGGCCTTCCAGCGCGTCATCGTGGTGGTATCTACAGACGCCATACGGTGCAGCTTACTGGCAAGCTACAGCCCCTTATCGCACTGTGCGATATGTCCCTGGGTCCTCTCCTTCGATGTACCCTGGCCATTATAACCGCCGCTCTTTCATCCGGAGGTAGCTATGGATGGAATGTCAGGCGGAGATAAGCTGATGGAGCACCTGCAGTCGATCGCAAAGGGGCTGTCCTCTGGCGATGATTTGAAGGTTGGTTTCCTTGAAGGTGCCAAATACCCCGACGGGACGCCGGTAGCACTTGTGGCAGCCACCAACGAATTTGGCGGCACTGTAAAAATCCCGGCGCATACCAGGGATTTGAACTTTTACGTTCGCCGTGACGGCGTTTCTCGCTTCGCTAAGCCATCAAAGGCCAATTTCGCGCAGTCAGTAATGATACCCGAGCATATCGTTACGATCCCATCCCGGCCGTACTTCAGGAAGACCATTTCTGAACATGGTCCGGAGTGGGGCGGAGAGCTCGGGAAACTCATGAAGGCAAACGATTTTGACGCCAGCAAAAGCCTGGCGCTGATGGGGGAGCGGATCAAGGGGCAGATTCAGTCGTCAATCATCGCCTTTTCTGAGCCGCCGAACGCAAAAAGCACGGTCGACCAAAAGGGGTTTAATGACCCGTTAATCTGGTCAGGGCACATGCTGAACTCGGTCGATTACGAGGTGAAAGAGTGAATCTTCATTCCATAGTGCGAAACGCCATTAGCGCGGTTAATCCTCGCGTCGAGGCGCAGATTTACCGCTCGATCGGACCAATCAAAAACCCGGATTACTCGACCTCTCCAGGTTTCGCGCCGCCGGTAACGATGATGGTGCAAAAGCAGGCGCTGAGTCAGGCTGATATCAGGCACATGGATAACATGAACATCCAGGGTGTGCTGGTCAGTATCTGGACGGATGGCAACTGGTGCGGGATTAACAGGGATCGGCAGCAGGGCGGCGATAAGTTCGTTATCGGCAATGAAACGTGGCTGGTCGTGGATGTGCCTGAAATCTGGCCGGACTGGACGAGGGTTATCGCATGTCAACAATTGACGTAGGCCTGCAGGTCACTGAAAGCGATCTGTTTAAGGCGACTGGCGATTTCCTTTCTGTCCTCTTCCCGGATTCAGAGATCACGCAGACTCAGCAAAATCAGACCCCCATGCCGAAAGGCGGTTTCATTACTATGACGCCGCTTTTTCTGACTGACCTCTCAACCAGTTCTGTCAATTACGAGTATGACGGCGTTAGCGATTACGGGCGGGCAGAACTTCTCCGCGTTGATGAATGGCAATGTCAGCTCGATTTCTACGGAGATCAGGCGCAAAACAATGCCACCATCTTTTCGCGCATTGCCCGTTCCGAATTCGCATGTACCTGGTTCAGGGAAAACGCGAATGTCATGGTACCGCTTTATTCCGGCCCCCCGCGGCAAACCTCGATGATCAACGGCGAGAAACAGTGGGAATCCCGCTGGACGCTTGAATTCCACGCAAACCCGCTGATTGTCGTCAGCGTTCCTCAGCAGTTTATGACAGGCGCAGATGTGATATCGCAGCCGGTCGACGTGAGATTTCCTCCGGAGAAATAATAAATGGCAATTTCGCTATCAAAAATCGCCCAGATGCTTCCCGGCGTACTGAAGGCGACAGGGACGGCTATTGATCTCAATGGCCTGTTCCTGACCGACAGCGCATACGCGCCGGTTGGTGCAGTACCCTCATTTTCCAGTGCGGATGAGGTAAAGGCGTACTTCGGCAGCGCGTCGATTGAGTACACCGCCGCGGTGCTGTATTTCGCCGCATTCACCGGTAAAACACAGATGCCTGGTAAACTGTATTTTAGCCGATTCAATACCGCAGCAGTGGCGGCATTCCTTCGTTCCGGATCGCACGCCGCGACCACGCTGGCACAGCTCAAGTTGCTTTCGGGTACGCTGACTCTGACCGTTGATGGTACGGAGGAGACTTCTGCGGCTATCAACCTCAGCGGCGCCACCAGTTTTGATAACGCGGCAGAGCTGATTGAAACCGGCATTGGCTCCTCGGTTGAAGTGACCTGGGATAGCGTGCTGAAGAAATTTATCATCACCTCTGCCACCACAGGCGCGGATAGCACCATTACCTTTGCCGATGAAGGTACGCTTGCTACGGGTCTGAAACTGACCGAAGCGACCGGCGCGGTGATCTCTCAGGGTGCGGCGCCGGCAGTGGTTGACGATATCTTTACTGCCATTCTGGCCAAAGAGCAGGACTGGGTAACATTCTCCACGACGTTCGCTGTCACCAAAGACCAGGCTAATGCGTTTGCTCTCTGGACAAACAGCCAGAACCACCGCTTTTCCTATGTCCCATGGGACGCATCAGGAACGGCAATCGTGGCGGGCAGCTCGAATACACTGGTGTACGACATCATCAACACCTACGCCTATAACGACATCTGCCCGGTGTATGGTTATCCGAACCACGCAGCAAACGCTATGGGGTTTGTGGCTGCGCTGAACTTCACGCAGGCCAATGGGCGCTGTTCTCTGAATGGTCGTCAGGTGTCCGGCCTGCTGCCGATGATCAGCAACGATACTGATTACGAGGCGGCTAAGGCCAACGGCTATAACTTCTACGGCAACTATGCCTCGAATGCGGTCGAAACCAACCAGTGGGCGCCTGGCTCTATTACCGGTGATTATGCGTGGCTTGACGCCTGGGCTGGTCAGGTATGGGTAAATGCTCAGCTTCAGGCGGCTCTCGTTGCGCTGTTCCAGCAGGCGAGCAATCTGCCTTACGCAGCAGCCGGGAAAGCTCGTATTGAGTCGTGCATGAAGCCGACCATTGAGCAATTCAGGGCATGGGGTGGCATGACGGCGGGAACCGATCTTGACCAGTCGCAGATCGACCAGATTAACGCCATCGCTGGCGTCGATGTTACGGATTCGCTTCTGGCTGAAGGGTATTACGTCTATATCGGCCCGTTCACCCCGGCAATGCGCGCCGCGCGTACCAAGCCAACGGTTTACTTCTGGTACACCGACGGCGGGATCATCCAGGGTATCACCGTTAACAGCGTGGAGGTGCAGTAATGGCCGGTCAAAATATTACGTCGGCAGACGCCATCATTGAGCTGGTAATCGCTGAACTCTACCCATCTGGGTTTAACCTGGAGCAGTTCGAAGCGCAAAACATCTTCGAAATGGGTGATACCGACACGGCAGAGTACCAGCGTACTGCTGACGGTAAACTGCTGGGTGGTTTTATTTATGGTGATCTGCCGTGGACATTCCATCTGGCGGCATCATCCCCGTCGATTAAGTACATCGACAACTGGCAAACCACTCAGATGACCACGCGGTCTGTGCTGCGTGTCAATGGGACGGTGATCCTGCCATCGCTGGGCAAAAAGTACATCATGACCAACGGCATCCTGCAGCGCGCGCGCCGTATGCCGTCTGCCGGCCGTGTGCTTCAGCCGGTAACTGGGCTTATCCAGTGGGAAACTGTCACTCCGGCAGACTACTCAGCGTAAAAAAATCAGCCCGGCTAGGTCCGGGCTTTTTTATACCCGCAACAAATCGCGCACTCGCGTGCGTCTTCCCACAAGAGCTTTCCGTAGTGTGAGTCTGAGACAGGGCGGTGGATTTCATCGTTCCGCTCTTGGCCGCCCACGTCTACGCGAGCAGGCTCACACCACAGAAAGGTAAACACGATGAAGTATCCAACCGTATCAGTAAACGGCGTCTCTGTTCGTGTCGACAATGAGGGACGCTATAGCCTTAATGATCTCCATGCGGCCGCCGTGGCGAATGGGGAGGCTACAGAGTCACAGCGCCCAAGTGTATTCCTCAGAAGCGCCCAAATAAAACGCTTCATCAAGGCGCTTCAATCCAAAGCACTAAAAAGTGCTTCGGAACAAAATCAACCGCTTAAGGTGATAAAAGGCGGCTCTGAATCAGGAGCGTGGGGCGTCGAGCTACTTGCCATTCGCTACGCCGCCTGGATTAAGCCGGAGTTCGAAATTGAAGTGTATGAGGTATTTCGAACCGTTGTACGTTTGGGGATCGGCGCCATGTCCAGGCTGAATAAAATCGACCATATCATCAACACTGAAACCAAAGCGATTAGTCAATGCGCAAGCCAGATGGCCAGGTGGGGAGTAGGTGGCCGCAAGAAATTGCTCCACGCAGCACGCGAGCGTGTAGCTGATGAGGTGCAGATGTATTTGCCCGGTATCGCATGAATGCAAACGGCCCACTACGGTGGGCTTTTTTATTGCCAGATAACTCATTCAGGAAACAAAAATGGCTCGTAAAAGCATCGTATTCACGGTTGAAGCAGATAACCGTGACAAGGGTAAGCAGTTCAAAATCACCGAAATGCCGGCGAGAAAGGCCGAAGAGTGGGCGATCCGCCTGGCGTGTGCCGTAATTGGCGCCGGCGTTACCGTTCCCGACAATATGATGATGGCCATCGGTGCTGCGGTGGCGCCAGCCCCAGCCGAGGATAACGCAGAAGCTCGCGAGCTGTACGAAAGCGTGATGGCCAGCGGCATGGCAGGTCTGGCTCAGTGGGGTATCACTTCACTGGCTAAAGTTCCGTTCGCACAGTCAAAGCCTCTGCTTGATGAGTTGCTTGGCTGCGTGAAATTCCTCGGGGGTAACGGTATCGAGACAGCGCTTGTTGACGAAGGGCAGATCGAAGAAATTAGCACCTGGTCGCGCCTGAAAATCGAAGCCTTCAAACTCCATATCGCTTTTGTAGCAGCCACCGCAAGTTAGAAATCCCCTTATCTGTACCGGAAGACTCAGATCGCGGCTTCATACAGTATGCGAATGTACCGCGCACCATCGCCGCGGTGATCTCCGGGAAAATGGCGACACTCCACGAACTGGACACCGTATACAGCGTCCAGGATATGTGGTGGCTGATTGAAATAATGACCGTGGATAATACCAACAGAGCCATAGCAGCGGAGAGTGATCATGGCAGCAACGGTAATTGATGCCCTCCTGGTTACGCTGGGCCTTGATACTTCTCAGTTCCGCAAAGGCCAGCAGGAAGTCAGTGACGACCTGAAAAAGCAGCGCGAAGATGCCAAAAATACCGCTAAGGAAATGGCGGAGCAGGGCAAGAAAGCCGCTTCGTTCTTCAGCAGCATAAAGACTGAATTGCTGGCACTGACTGGCGTTACTGTCACTGCCGGCGGCCTGATGAGCTTTGTGAAAAGCACCACTTCCGGCCTGATGGATTTGTCGATCCAGTCGAAAGCGCTGGGGCTATCGGCCCGTGAGCTTGACGGTTGGTCAAAGTCAGCAGAGGCAGCGGGGAGTTCAGCTGAGAAGATAAGCGCTTCTCTGCAGGGATTTCAGGGCGCCATACAGGGTGCCAGGGTCGGCGATTACAGTAGCTCTATTTTTGGTGGTCTGGCGCAATTAAATGCGCTGACAGGCCAGAATTTTGACGTGTGGGGACAGGACGCCAGTTCTCTGGCCAAAACATCCCTTGATGCGCTACGGAAAATCAGCGATCCAAACCTTCGCCGGCAGGTCGGGTTAAGTCTTGGATTTGATGATGCAACCTTGCAGCGTAATCAGGAAGGGAAATTCCTGCCTGACGTTGATCGCCTGACCAAAAGCTCCGGCATCACAGACGCCTCAACCAAAGGCGCAAAGGAATTTACAGCTGCATGGGCGGAGCTGGGCCAAAATCTCGACACGGTAAAAAACCAGATTTACGTGGGCTTGATACCAACCATTCGCGATCTGAATGGTCTCCTCATAGAGTGGTCGTCTGGTAACGCAAAATCCTCTTCATTCTTCAAAGAGCTGAAGCGGGACATTAACGACATTACTGGTATTGACCTTGGTAGTTGGACGCTATCAGGCGATCTGCGCAACCTAAAAGATAACTTTTCCATGCTCGGAAAAGTGCTCAATCACCTGGGTAACGCTTTAAACGAGCTCAATAACGGCAACTTCTCCAAGGCTGCCGATGAGTTTAAAAAGGCGTGGTACGGCACTGAAGACGGAAAGCCTACCGGCAATGATGCGCTGCCCGGAGTGACGAAGGCGGCCGAGCAGGCGCTGAAGAAAAACGGCGGCACGCTGGATTTTAAACCTGATCAGGACTCTGCGTATCTAAGCCCGCAGCAGCAGGCAACACAGAAAATGCTGGATGCAGTTAAGTTTCAGCCGCTTCCTGAACAGCGCAGGCAGCAGCAGGATGAAAGAGACTATTGGGAAAGCACCAAAAATCTCCTTTCAAAAATCGCTGATGCCCTGATCTCTCCAGCTGGCGCGGCAACAATGCAGCCAGATACCTCGGGATACCAGCCAAACGTCCCGCTTAACGCGCAGGCCGCTCGCCTTGGCGCCAAAGGAAAGGCATTTCTTCAGGCGATGGCTGGCGAATTCGGGGCGCTGGAAGGTAAATATGGACTCCCCGCCGGGCTGCTGTCTTCGGTGGCTGGCACTGAATCAGGTGGCGACCCGTTCGCAGTATCCCCCAAAGGGGCGAAAGGCCCATTCCAGTTTATGGATGGAACTGCCAGAGACTTGGGTTTGAAAGGGATGGACGTTTATGACCCCCACAAGTCAGCTGATGCCGCTGCAAGATACCTGCGCTATCTGCTGGATGCTACTGGTGGCGATCTGGAAAAAGCTCTTGCCTCCTATAACTGGGGGCTCGGAAACGTCCAGAAGAAAGGCATGGATAACCTGCCGTCGGAAACTCGCAATTACGTCCCTAAAGTCATGGCCGGAATGCGTCCCGGCGCCGGGATGGCCGTAGACCGCGCGATGCCCGGGCAGTCCGGTGCGACTTATCAGTTTTATGGCACCAAAATCACCACCCAGGCCCAGAACGTGGAACAGCTTACCAGCGACATCAAAAAGCACGGCGACAACCGTGTCATGCTTTTGGCTGGCTACTCAGGACAATAACTCATGTCGTTTTCTCTGAATGTCTCTACAGTGCTATCCGCCATTCAGGGAGGAAGCCTGTTATCCGTCCTTAACAGCGCCCTGTCGCCAACTTACCGGATCACCTATAACACCGTTGACGAGTCGCTTTTGACGGCTGCAGCCGGTCAGGAGGTTTTCTCTCCGTCTGGCTGGGTTAGCGTTGATCGCTACGGTGATGCGGCGGTGACTAAGGGTCCGGTGGAAAAGGGCAGGTACACGTCCTACAACAAAGTGAAACAGCCGTCTGAACTGAGGATCATTTTTGCCCTTGAGGGGTGGACGGCTTTTTCTGGTTCACTTCCTAACCTGACCAATTTCTCTTTGCTGAGCCGGAACAATTTCATTCAGAAACTGGATGAGATGAAAAACACGGCCAGCACCTACAACATCGAGACACCGGACACGGTGTATTACAGCTACGATCTTACCCACTTCGATTACTTTGTGGGTTCGTATCGCGGGCAGACGTTGTTGATGGCGAACTGCACTTTCGAGGAGATCATGGACGGCGGGGAAGTCATGCTTTCAAATGCTGTTATTGAAGGGCCGCCGACCAACAACGCAAAAACCAACAATGGCGCCGCAGCATCAACGCAGGTGATCACCGGGGCAACGAAAGAGGTGACATTGAGCGATGTTAAGAATGCCTGGTCAAGTGCAGACACAACCTTATCAGACTCTCTACAGACGACCGGGGCTGCGATTGTGTCCAACGTTAACTCGGCGGCCGAGTCGGTCTCTAAGGCGTGGGACAGCTCTTCTACTGCAGTTTCTAAGCAGATAAAAAGCACCGTCTCCGACTTTCTGGAAAAGGTGATGTGACATGCAGGAAATTAGCTTATCACCGTCACTATCTCAAAAGGTCTATGTCACGCTTGGCGGCCAGAACTGCGCGATCAAGTTACATCAGCGTTCAACCGGGTTTTACGCCGATCTGTATGTCGATGACAAGCCGATATTTCAGGGTGTTCTCTGCCTGAACTGCGTTTACCTGGTTCGGTATAAATATCTGGGGTTCAGTGGCGATCTGGTTTTCGTTGACTCAAAAGGTACAGCCGATCCTTATTACGACGAAATCGGCACCAGATTCAAGCTGTATTATGCGACGAGCAGTGAGGTCGGCAGATGAGTTACAAGGAGAGAGAACTTACCGTATCGTTCACGCTGGCCAACGGTACGTTTGACGGTGGCATTGGTAACACGCTGACGGTTAAAGGCTTCAAGTGTGAAGCTGCTATATCTGCCTTTGGCGGCGCTACAGGCACAATGATGGAGCTAAGCCTGTGGGGCCTGTCGCTGGAGAACATGGCCAAGCTGACGACCAACGCGCAAAAAATAATCGCCGCCGAGCAAAATGCTATCGTCGTTTATGCTGGCGACACCCGTGTTTTTTCCGGGTCAATAACATCAGCCAGGATTAACCTGAACCAGATGCCGGATGCGCCGATTGAGATAACCGCGGCGGCCGCCGGCAGGGAGCGCCTGATCCCCTGTGAGCCCACATCCATTCGCGGCGATGCGGATGTGGCTGATATGATTCGCGCTCTTGCCTTTAAAGTTGGCCTGAAATTCATCAATGTCGACGTCAAAAGCACCGAGCGCAACCCGGTATACAAAGGCAATGCTATAAAGCAGATCATTGAAATAGCAGCTGCGCATAAAATAACGGTAAATATTGATTTTGGCACCGTCACTATTTACACCGGGAAGAAACCCTCTGACTCTGTCGTTCCATATGTTTCTCCATCAACAGGGCTTATTGGGTATCCGATTTTTTATGACATGGGGATTAACTTTCGCTGCATTTACTCTCCATCTCTGAAACTGAATACCAAAATCATCCTTGAGACTGACCTGCCGCACGCAAGCGGGGAGTGGATTATTCAGGCAGGAACTACTCATTATCTTTCCTGTAAAGTTCCCGGTGGCCTGTGGGAAACGTTCGTTGTGGCCGCGCCTGGGTATCTTGTAAAAGAGGATGAAAATGCTAACTAACCAGACCCCTGAGAGTGTGTCATCGCAGGGTAACGCCATATTATCGCTGCTACATTCAGCGCTGAAAGGAATGACGTTTGTTGATATTGTTCTGGTTAGGGAGGTTGAAGGCGATGTGTTGACCGTTCTCCCCCTGGTTAATGATGTAGACGTTTCAGGCCGGGCCATTGCCAATCAGGACGTTTACCAGATCCCATACCTCAGACTTCAGGCGGGAAACAGCGCGGTAAAAATGGAGCCAAGGCCAGGAGACATTGGTCTGGTTGTTATCTGCGACAAGGACACCACGAACGTTAGGGAAACCAGATCAGGGGGGCCCGCACCAACTCAGCGCCGCCACTCGTATTCCGATGCGATGTACATAACCGCAATAGCCAGCATGAATGGGGAACCTACTGAATTTGCTGAATTTACTGGAAGTGGCATAAATATAAAAAGCCCTGGCGTGGTTAACATCAATGGCTTGAAAGTCCACTCAGATGGCAAACTTGAGCTTGTCGATGGCTCTATCGTTGATGGGCATGACCATGGCGGGGTAATATCAGGGGGAAGCCGAACCGATCCCCTGGAGCCGTGATGAAAAAATTAATAGTCATTTCAGCATTTATCCTTTTTGCCTTATCTCCGCCAGCCATATCAAAGCAGATAACATCACATTTAAAAATGGTTGATGGCTATTTTAATGGAATTCTCACGGCAAATGATGACGAGCCGATATGGTTTGGTATCTTAGAGTTTGACTTTTTGGGCAGCCAGCACCTAACCTGCAGAATGGACTCAATGCATACCTCCGGAGATGCACCGGACAGGATGTCGTCAGTTAACTACCGTTGCCAAAACGGGTTTTCTGTCCAGCTATCAAAAAAAGAAAATGAAAGGTACGCTACTTTAAGCCTACAAAACATAAACTTCGACAGTGGCGATGAAAGGCAGTTAGGTAGTTACAAGGTTACCTCTTCAATCCCTTTAACGATGATTGAAAATAATAAATATAATGATGATTTGTTCAATAAGAGGAACGCCGAGAGGGAGCGATGGATAAAGGAAAATACTGTTGACGTTTTTTCAGCGTGCGACATTATTATGTCATCCCACCTTCTGGCTTATCAAATGGTAAATACTGGAACACAAAATAACAGCGCAGGCAGGAATGAAATAAGGGATGCACTGTCAAAACTTTACCCAAAAAATGCGGATGAAATGGCTCAATCCTTTATAAGCTTTCACTCTGGAGACAAAGAGCCTTTCGGGATGCCGCTTACATTTGGAGTTAAGGGGCGCATGATTAAAATGTGCATGGATCAGCCTGGTGATTACATTCCTGAGTTTGGCTCGCTGGTCATGTCAGGTAAAATATTCAGATAAAAATCTCTTATTTATAAACCACAGTAATTAAACAATAGACCTCGCTTCGGCGGGGTTTTTTTATGGGCGAAATCCATGAAAACAATCTCTCTCAAACTCGATCCCGACACCTGGGATCTTGTCCTTGATGAGCTGGGTAATATCGCCACGGTTGAAAATCCCTACGCCTGCGCTCAGGACGTAGCGACGGCATGCCTGGCTATACGCGGCGAGTGCATTTACGAAAAAGACACCGGCGTTAATTACAAAGAGCTGCTGAACGTTAAGGCCAGCACCGGCGCCATGGCGGCCGCGCTTCAGGTTGAAGCGTTGCGGATGAGCTATATCGCGCGCGCTGAGCCGACGCTGATTAACAACCGCGATACGCGCCGCACTACCGGCGTTATTGCGATCGTGGATACCAACGGCCTGGATTCCAGCGTCACCCTGTGAGGAAAAAATGACGACAATCTCTACGGCGGTACCGGCCGTGACCTTTTCTACCACTGGCCTTGATGTTCCAGATGAGGGAGACATTCTTGCCGGGCGTATAGCAGATATTGGTTCTGCATTCGGGACGGCGATGAGCACGAACCTCAAGACGCCGCAGGGGCAACTGGCTGTCACTGATACTGCAATCATCGCCGACAAGAACGATCAGCTTCTGGCTATCGTCAACAACATGAACCCGGACTTTTCCTCCGGCAGATTTCAGGATGGCATCGGCAGGATTTACTTCCTCGATCGCATTGCTGCTGCGGGTACGGTTGTAACGGCCACATGCTCCGGCGTACCGGGGACGGTGATCCCGGCACAGTCCTATGCAACCGACGATAACGGTTATATGTACGTGTCACTGGCTGCAGGAACGATAGGCGCCGACGGGACGGTAAAGATCGAGTTCCAGAACCTGACTACCGGGCCGATAGCTTGTCCCATCGGTACCCTGACAAACATCTATGTCGCGGTAAGTGGCTGGTCGAGTATCACCAACGAGACCGCGGGTGTACCGGGCTCGAATGTTGAAGGGCGATCTGCATTTGAGTATCGCCGTCGCCAGTCAGTGGCACGTAACGCCTTTAACACAGCAGCGGCTGTGCGAGCTGCTGTCCTGGAAGTCGACGGGGTGCTTGATGTTTATGTGATCGACAACAAAGAGCCCACTTCCGTCGACAAAGGTTCCACGAATTACACGCTGCTGGCCAGCTCGATTTATATCGGGGTTTATGGCGGGGCAGTGGCAGACATTGCAGCGGCCATCAATAAAAAACTTCCCCCGGGCACCGTTATGAACGGTGACACCACCGGGACCGTGCAGGATACCGAAAATTATGACGCCCCTTATCCGGAGTACACCTACAGGTGGAAAACGCTGGATGCGGTGAGCGTTCATATCAAAGTGGAATACGAAGCGAATGATGGGCTTCCGTCAGATATCAACGCGCAGATCAGAACGGTCGTCCTGAATGCCTTTACCGGCGCAGATGGCGGTACCCGGGCGCGTGCCGGCGCGCGAATTTATGGCAGCCGCTATATCGGACCCATTCAGGCGCTTGATGCACAGAACATGAACGTGCTTTCGGTCCAGATCTCTCTGGACGGAACCACCTGGTCTAGTGCGCTGACCATGGGGATTGATCAGGAACCGACCCTCGATACGACAAACATCATAACGGAGGCGGTAAGTGAATAATGTCGACTGGACGATCTACGCGCAGTACGTGAACTCAACCAGCCTGCGGTCACTGATTGACACCTTTAACGCTTCTGTAGCGCCAGAGGACTGGATAGACACGTTCTATGACCTCGTATTCAACATCGAGACCTGCGGCGATTACGGTCTGATGTGCTGGGGTAAAATCGTTGATGTAGAGCGTTTGCTGACTGTGACGCCATCCCAGCAGTTTCTGGGGTTTGGCGAAGCGACCAGCACCCCGGCAGAACTCACCGACCCGCAACCATTTAACCAGGCGCCTTTCTATACCGGCGTGCAGGACACGAACACTGTGGTCCTGACCAATGAGGCATACCGTAAGCTGATCATGTGCAAAGCGATGGCGAACATCAGCGACTGCACCGTGCCGGTCATGAATCGCATGCTGATGTACATGTTCGGCGCCAGCGGGCGAGCTTACGTGCGTGACGATGGCAACCATGTCATGAGCTACGTATTCGAGTTCCAGCTTTCCGATTCTGAGCTGGCCATAGTGCAAAGCTCCGGAGCACTTCCTTCCCCGCCTGGGGTAAAAGTAAACATCGTTCAGGAGGTCTGAATTGAACAATTCAGCCATGCCGTCACGTCTGACGGTTGTTTTTTCTGCGAGTGGTGACAAAAACACGATCCCGGTAAATTCCACCCCTGAAACGTTAGCTGATGGCCTTGCCGCGATGGACTCAGGATTTCCTCCGCTTACCCGCATCGCTCTATCTGCTGGCGGTAAGCCGCCAAAGGGGCAGGATTTTAATGGGATTTTTAATGATGCCTATACTCGACTGCAATGGGAGCAAGCCGGAGGTTTCTATACATTCGACTCTGCATTTTCGGCAGCTATCGGTGGATACCCAAAAGGCGCGATTCTTATCAATTCAGCCAGGGATGGATTCTGGCAAAGCACTATCGAAAATAACACGACAAATCCTGATGCTGGCGGTATTGGATGGATTAATTATTCATCCGGACGACTCCTGAACGTGCAGACATTTTTATCATCCGGCACTTATACGCCAACCCCTGGTGCTAAGTCGGTTGTTGTTGAAATGGTTGGCGGTGGTGGTGGGAGCGATGCTGCCCCAGCCACTGGAACGGGGCAGGTGTCAATAGTTTCAGGTGGTGGGGCCGGGTCATATGCTAAGGGTAGATTTTCAATAAATTTCACCAGCATTAGCATCGTTGTTGGCGCTGGCGGGCAGGGAGGCACCGCAGCATCTCCGGTTGGCTCTGTTGGTGGTTCAAGCTCATTTGGATCGCTAATGGTTGCGCCTGGCGGAACAAGAGGGCCGTCTGCCGGACCAGCAAATCCACCTTTTCTACCTCAGGGTAATGTCGCATCAAGCGCTCCTTCCGGTGCCAATATCATAGGCTCTCCAGGAGCCCCATCTACACCTGCATACGCTAACGCAACCCAGTCATTCCTCGGATCACCTGGGGCAAGTAGCGTTTTTGGAGGCGGGGGATGGGTGCCATCATTTGGAGACCCGGCTATTGATGGGCAGGCATATGGTTCAGGCGCATCTGGTTCTTCACAAGGACCATCCTCTCCAGCAGTAAATGGCGCCAAGGGGAAAGAAGGCATCGTGATAATTTATGAATATTCATGAGAATAAAAAATGACAATCACCGAAACGCAAAAAACTGCTCAATTAGCAGCAGATGCCGCCGTTAGTGCCGCAGAAGCCAAACAATACATGCTGGAGGCTGAGCAAGGATATCAGGATACTAGTGCTGCAGCCCAGCAAGCCCAGGATGCAGCTGGATCAGCTCTTTTATCCAAGCAGAGCGCGGCTACATCAGAAGAAAATTCACTGCAATATGCAACAGAGGCGGGAGTTGCAAGAGATGAGGCTGTAACAGCAGCATCTAATGCCTCTGACTACGCACAGAATAAGTTCACGTTCTATAAGACTGCCAGTGATCCTGATGGAACAATTGCCGGGCTGGCAGCAACGAATGACGGCCAGTCGTTCTGGGTAGCCCAGGGCCCAGATGCGCTTTCCGCTGCATGGCAGTATCAAAACAAAGCAGGCGTGGCCGTATTGCAGGCGAAGCAGCCAGGCACAGCGGCTATAACCGGGACCATACGCGAATTCCCTACGCTGGCGACTGCACAGGCTGATGCAGACGCTGGAAATATTCCGGTGGGGTCAACAGCGTATTACCGAAGTTCCGGTGATGACGATCTGTCCGTAGAGGTTATCAATAACGCCGGCACACTGGAGCCCACCGGGCGGAAAATGCCGTCACAGGCATCTGTCGATGCTGCATCAGAGAAGGCCACTCTTGCTCTTGAAAGCGTGCCTGTTGAAAGAGTCCCCCCCGAACTGGTACCTGTGGTTCAGGACTCGGTAGGGAAGGTGGCCTTGTGGCTTGAAGACGGAGATTTAAATGGCAAAGGGGTATCGCGTGAATTTGCGGATAAATCTGCTGCTGCCAGCAGCATTGTAACGGGAATTTCTGAAATGGTACCTTCGGAATCGGTAACCCCCCAACTGGTTCCAGTTGTGCAGGATGCGGAAGGAAAAGTTTCTATTTGGCTGGAGAATGGAGATCTGGCAGTAAAGGGAATTTCTGATGATACCTCTGATAAAGTTGCGACATCGGGAACAATTTTGCCTGAAAAAGTTGCAATGCTCCCCTCAGAGGAAGTAGCCCCTTCTCTAATACCTTTGGTGCAGGATGCCGATGGCAATGTTTCGCTCTGGCTGGAAAATGGTGATTTTGTTGCGAGGGGGTTGGGATCATCCCTGATAGATATTATCTCTGCAGCACTTTCTGGTGTTTTCCAGAAGCCTCTTAAATATACGGATGCAAGGACCGCGTGGCGATGGAGAACGGCGAAATCAAAATACAAATTATCAGTTACATCAAAATTAAAGGTCGGTTTTACCGGTGACTCATGGACCGAGAAAAAAGCCATCCCGCAGATGATGGCGAACATCCTTTACTCTGAATACAGCAAAGCTGGCGAAGGCTGGATAAATTTTGCGTCGGCTAACGGCGACACCCTTAACGGTATGTCGTTCAACATTTCCGGCTGGACGACATATGATGCTTCAGAGACAACCGTAGCGCCGACGTATGGCTGCGCTCTCGATGGCCTGTGCCTCTATGCAACCGGCACGGCTGCCAGGATTACGCTTAACTCTGTTAGTGCCACCGGCCTGTCAATTTATTACAAAGACACGCTCGGAACGTTTCGCTACACCATTGATGGTGGCACCCCGGTTGTTGTCACTGGCGCTGGGACAGGCAACGTGACTAAAGTGGATATTACCGGGCTCAGCTCCTCAGGAACCCATCAGCTGGTCATCGACCTAACCGGCAACGTTGACACAGTGGTTATTTACGGCGTCTACGCCACTATCTCGTCAAACGGCGTAGAGATTCAGAAGTTCGGAAACGCAAATATAACAGCTGATGGTTATACAAAAGTACTTTCGTATATTCCATATTTTGCCCAGCAATTGAACCCTGACATCATTTTCATGATTATTGGGACGAACGATTATCGCCTTGGGAGGACGCTTTCTAACTTCTATACAGCGCTAACATCCTGGGTGCAGACCTATAAAGCAGCGCTACCGGACGCGTGTCTGGTGCTGATCGCGCCGCCGCAGTGTAATGCCACTGGTAGCTATCCGCTGACCTCATATCGCGACATCATGAGAAAGGTTGCTACAGAAAACAACTGTGAATTTTTCAGTCTGTACGACGATTTTCCATCGTCCTATGCGACGGCTAACAGCTATGGACTGTGGAATGACGCATTGCACCTTAATAATAACGGGGCAGACTTCCTTTCACGCGAGCTTTACAAATACTTCCTTTAAAAGGTAATGATGCCATGAGCCTAAAGTTGACCAACGTTGTTTTTCCTGGTACCGGATATAAAAATATTAGTGAGTTTATTGTTGAGGATATCTTTGCAGATCTTCCTAACAAATCCGGTCTGGTTGGCGCTTATTTTCTTTCTAGTCAGGTTGGAAGTCCTTTAATTAACTATGCGAACCTGAATATCCCGCTGCTGAAGGTTGGCACTCCAGTCGTTGGTAGCAAATACGCAACAACGACCACAGCAAATTATTATGATACCCAGTTACCATCAACGGCCGTAATGACTGAGATGGGGATTAGCCTTCCTGGTGCTGATTCGCAGAATGGCGTGTTGCTCGCGAACTATAGCCAGTCACCAACCAGTGGCGATACGTTTCAATATTACCTCGGCCATGCGAAAGCCTTTGGGCAGATGGGAAGCTCTATTGCAATGGCTGACACCACGGTATCCACCACCGATCTCCCTTCTGGAGTACTGGCAGTAACTGGCGGCGTTATTAAAAATGCCTCCGTGAAATCTATCGCATACGATCCGACCACCGATGCGTTAGTGTCATCAACAGCGTCTAGCGCCGGGCGTACCGTAACAACTGACAGAACGTTGCGCATCGGTACGTCCTATGCCATAACCCAGTTTACAGGCGGGTCGAGCGTATCGGTTGTTCTGCTTTTTAATCTCGAACTTACTGATGAGCAAATCCTTGCTAACGCTCGTTGGCTGAAAAATACCTTCGGGGTTCAGTGGGGACTGTGGTAACAGGGGTTGATCTGCTCACGCATAAAAACTACTGTTTATAAAAACAGTATTTATCGGAGGGCAGATCATGCTTCGACATTCAGACATCGCCGCGGCTTTCCACGAGTCCATTTTGCGCAGTTCCAAGGGGTTCCAGTACCTGCACACAAAGGATTTTGTGTCAGCGCTGCGCCGGCGCGGCATCCACTTTTCAGAGGTGGAGGCGAACTCCTGGATCGCTCGCGAGCAAACGTATTTCGTCGATAAGACGCCGGACCATAGCGAAAACAGGCTGTGGATGATGGCCAACATGGGGAGGGTTCTGTAGTGGGCTTTCCTTCACCCGCAGCGGACTACGTCGAGCAGCGACTGTCTGTCAACTCGATCTGCAATGTTGGGCCTAATACGTTGCTCTTCGAACGGTCTGGCGGTTACGTTGTGCTGGATATCTCCCTGAAACCAAGGCAGGGAAGTCAGGTTCTGATCCAGCACGGTGGCGGGACGGAGCTTGCCACGTTGAGAGGTAGGTCTCTGATTACCGAAGACGGCGAAGCGATCGAGGGCGAGGCTCTGGACGATGTTACTGTCATCGGCGTCGTGACGTTTACTATCTGCGATGTGCGCCAGGACAATGCGGTTGTTTAGTTGCTGTCAGCTCGAGGCTGCTGTGTCGTAGATGTGGCGTGATAGGGATGCACGATAAAGACAGGGATGTATTCAAACGACACGAAACGACACAAAACCGGATGCGAACGCGGAAAACATGTGTGATTACAGTGTTTTATTTAACGCTCTACTTTCTTCTAAGCCGTAGGTCACAGGTTCGAATCCTGTAGGGCGTGCCATTTAATAATCAATCACTTATCAACTTCCTCCAGTCGCTGATTTTTCCTTGTGGGACATATTTGGGACATCTTCTGCAAAAATTTGCAAAAATTGAGTCAATTTGACGTGCGTGCTCAGTTAAATGGTTAGGTGCCAGGTGAGCATATCGACGGACCATTTTGATGATTCTAATGTCTTGTAGTATCTGTCGGACGATGGCCAGTCAGAGTACAGCATTACTGCTCTGTAATATCGAACAGAATGGTTAATGCTGGTTATAGCTGAGTGCAGAATAAGCGCTCTGCAGGAATGTGAAAATATGTTGCCGGTAACAGGCTAATAGTCATTATAGCTTTAGGTTCTGTCTGACTGGGTTAAATATCGCATTTTAAGCTGGCGTGAAGTACAGTTGTTATAGATCAATATTGAACACTATTTGAAAGCATACCCTCGATGTTCATCCACTGCCTGGAAAGATCCGAATGAACATCAAATTCGTCGCCATCTCCGTATTCGCTGTTGTGTGCGTCTTTGCATCAGATATTTCCATCGCCAAATCGAATTCCTTAAGCGATGATCAGGTCAGTCAAAGGATTATTGATGATTCTGTCGCATCCTACCCCGGTACTTGTGCCTGTCCCTTCAATACCGCCCGGAACGGCAGCTCGTGCGGTGGCCGCAGTGCCTGGAGCAAAGCTGGTGGGTACTCACCTATTTGCTACAAGAAAGAGGTAACAAAGGAGATGGTTAAGGCGTGGCGACAAGAGAATCAATGATAACGATCAATATCTGAACCAGGTGATTACTTACACTGGAATAGTAGTTTAAATAATATTAAATGATTATTTCGAATACTGCAGCCCATTTGCAGTAAGCACTGTTCTGGTAGAGGCGGCAGAGGCCACGGCGTATATCTTTTTACCTTGTGATATTTGAACCCAGCAAATCTATTTCCCCTGCCTGATAGACTTAGTGTCACCGTATCCTGTTACTAAGAGCACGGGGCTACCTACTCATAAGACACTTCCTCTTCTTACGAGGAAACCGGTTCAGCGTGTTGTGTGTGGAGACAGTACCCATCAACTCAAACTGATAACAAAAAGTTTAATTTTTTTCCCCGCCGCGCTGACTATAGTTAGGGCACTTTCACTTGCCCAATAAGGTCACGATTATGAAATTAGTTATCGCCTCCGTAATTTCTCTGCTCAGCTTCAGCGCGCTGGCGGCGCCAGAGGGGACGCTCAGCGTACACATTCTTAATCAGCAAACCGGGCTCCCTTCACCGGGGGTGCAGATTGAGCTGGATAAACAGCAGGGGGAGAGCTGGCAGCATATCGCCACCGGTAAAACGGATGCCGATGGGCGGATTAAATCGCTCTATCCGCAGGCGGAGAATATGGAGCCGGGGGTGTATAAAGTGACGTTTAAAACCGGTGACTATTTTAAAAGCCAAAATATGAATACGTTCTTCCCGGTGATTCCGGTTATTTTCAATGTCACAAAGCAAAATCAAAAACTGCATATCCCGCTGCTGCTCAGTCAGTACGGATACTCTACCTACCGCGGCAGCTGATGACCCAAGCCGCTATCCAGCCAACGCCTGCGCGGCTTCCGCAGGCGTCACGCTTTTCTCGCACCACGATGTCCACGCCTAACGCTCGGTCTCTTTCTCTTTAAAGTGTTTAACGGCTTCGTCGTACATCGCCAGCAGGCCGGAAATTTCGCCTTCATATTGCGGCACGCGCTGGGCGCGAACGAGCTCAATCAGCAGCGCATAGGCTGCTTCTTCCGGGGCCGCATGTGGATTGATCAGTCCAGACAT